GTCCGCCGGCCAGGACTACACGCTCGCGTGGGTTACCTGGGCCGACGCGACGGGCGAGACGATCACTCGGCAGGAGTGGGCCGACGCGCTGGCGATCCTGGACGGTCTGGGGTTCATTCCCGACTATCCCGCTGTCGGCTTCGGTCGGATCATCCAGATCGAGCAGCCGTCCGGTCGGTATCTTCCCGAGGAGTTCTACCTCTACAAGCGAGGGCAGAACGGCGACTCGGTCGGAGCCTTCGACGGCGGTGCCTTCGTCTTCAAGACGAGGGTGGCTCCATCGGCTTCGGGTAAGACGGGGTGGGCAGTCTTCGTCGACTGGAACAACACGGTCGACATCCGCGCTCGGCGTGAGTTCCGCATCTACGCTGCCACCGTCATGGTGACCACGCTGAGCGATGGCTCCCAGGTGAGCTACAACATCAGCATCGACGATGCCACCTGCTTCCCGGTGGCCTCTGACTATCAGTCTTACCAGCAGGTCATGGTCAAGAACGGCAACAACGGTTCAGGGTCGACGGTCACTACGACTGGGTCGGCGACTGGGGTCAGCTTCAGTGCCTCGACGGGCACGATCACTCTGGCCACGGCACACGAGTACGAGATCATCGTCAACTTCAACTTCGAGCGTCGGCCGGGCGTCAAGCCTTGGTCGAACATGGCCCGTAAGCGACTCTGAGGAGGCCGGATGGGCAGTGAGTATGGCGGTACTGGCCCCAGACGGGTGCCGGTACAGCCAAAGGGCGTCTCGGCGCTGACGAACAGCGACCGGGTACTGCTCCAGAACACCACAATCAACGGCGTCGAGGATCCTCGGATGCCGGAAGACCCGACGCGGGCTGCGTTGCAGGGTCTTCTGAGCTACCCGAAGTTCCCGCCGCCCATCTACCCGTTCCCGCCTGACGATCACGACGACACGGCCGGCGGCGGGCGCTAGGAGGTAAGCGGTGGTAGCCGAGGCAGTGACGGGCGGGATACTCCGCAAAGAGGTGTATTACGCTCAGACCGGGTACTTCCCTCACGAGGGGCAAGTCATGGTCCACACTGACGGGACTCGCCACCGCGTCCTCCGATGCGGTCGACGGTGGGGTAAGACCCTGGCGGGAGCGAAGGAAGTCGAGCCTAACGCCTTCGTTAGAAACTGGCTGGGTGAGGCTCAGCGAGGCTGGATCGTTGGTCCTGAGTACTCGGACTGCGAGAAGGAGTTCCGGGTCATCTACGACACGTTCCGCAAGTTGGGCATCGACGGCATCAGTGGCAAGTTCCTGAACAACGTTGAGAACGGCAACATGCACATCCGGACGAACTGGGGGTTTGACCTCGAGTGCCGTTCTGCTAGACATCCGGAGTCCCTGGTCGGTGAGGGACTGGACTTCGTCCTTTTGGTGGAGGCGGGCCGACACCAGCGGCGTACTTGGGCGCAGTACATCCGCCCGGCGCTCTCCGACAAGAGAGGGTGGTCGTTTATCTCTGGCGTTCCCGAGGGCGCCAGTCAGACCTCGCTGCTCTACGCGCTCAGTCAGCGTGGCGAGGACCCTCGGTACCCGTACTGGAAGAGCTTCTGCATGCCGAGTTGGACGAACAACGTCGTCTTCCCCGGTGGTCGGATGGACCCAGAGATCCTGGAGGCTGAGAGCGATCTCACGGAGGACGAGTTCAACCGCCAGTACGGAGCACAGTTCGTAGAGCGCGCAGGCCGGGTCATGAAGGAATGGGACGACGAGGTGCACATCACCGACCTCGAGTACCGGCCCGACCTGCCGCTCTACGCTGCGATCGACTACGGCTACACCAACGACTGGGTGATCCTCTGGATTCAGGTGGATCGCTGGAACAACGTCAACGTCTTGGCTGAGCAGAGGTTCAAGTTCAAGGACACCGCGGAGATCGCGGAGGAGCTGAAGGATTCGGCTCTGGTCCGACAGTTGGTGCGCTTCTACCCCGACCCAGCCAGGCCGGATGACACGAACATCCTCAACCGCGTTTGGAAGAAGCCGGCGAACACCAATACGGGAGGCGAGCTCCTGACTCGGTTGTCGCTGATCCGCAACGCGTTGAAGCTGAACCCGGACGACGTCTACCGCCCGAAGCTTCTCGTCGACAGGCGGTGTGGAACCCTCATCTGGGAGATGCGAGAGGGTTATCGCTGGCCCGAGCACAAGAGCGAGGTCAAGAACGACAGCGAGAAGCCCATGGACAAGGATGACCACGGACCTGAGGCGCTTGGGCGCTTCTTCAAGGGATACTTCGGCGGCGAGGGCACCACTCGGCGTACGAGGATGTCGAAGGCGAGGATTGGCTGATGGCAGTTGCTCGGCAGAGCGCGGTATTCACGCCGTACTCCACGGTTCGACCGCTCATCCAGAACATGCCTTCGTGGGTGCCGGAGCCCGACCAGGAGCGCATCGGAGCGTATGCCACATACGACCAGATGTACTGGTCCAACCCGACAGTGTTCCGCCTCCAGCAGCGCGGTGCCGAGTACGCCCCGATCTACGTTCCGAAGGCGAAAGTGGTCGTCGATACGACTTCTCATTACCTCCTAAAGGGCCTGAGGATCACGCTGGGCGATCCGGATGAGTATGAAGAGGGTGACGACCCTCTCGGCAACTTCCTCAAGCGAGAGAAGTTCTACTCCAAGTTCCACACCGCGAAGCACAGCGGGGTCGCACGAGGCGACTACGTTCTCCACCTGACCGCGGACCCGACGAAGCCGGCTGGCTCTCGCGTCAGCATGACCGTCGTCGACCCCAGCTCTTGGTTCCCGATCACCGACGATGATGACCAGGACGAGATCATCGGCGTGACGCTGGCTACTCAGTACATCTATGGGAAGCCGGGCGAGAAGCCCAAGACGCGTATCCGCCGACTCGACTACAAGTACGACATGGTCGGGGGCAGGAAGCGAGTCTTCCGCGAGCAGGCCATCTACGAGCTGGACGAGAAGTGGTTCGGGCCGAAGGCACGCAAGGTCGCCGAGGTCATCCCGTACGGGCCACTCCCCGACCAGATCGACATCATCCCCGTCTATGGGTTCAAGAACGCCCACTGGCAAGGAGACCAGTATGGCTCGTCGGAGATTCGTGGCTTCGAACGGCTTCTGGGAGCGATCAACCAGGGTATCTCCGACGAAGAGATGGCCCTTGCCCTTGATGGTCTGGGCGTCTACGCGACGGACGCGGGCCGCCCTGTCAATGATGCGGGCGACGAGGTCGACTGGGAGATCTCGCCGGGGCGAGTGATGGAGGTTCCGGCGGGGATGTACTTCCGCCGAGTCGAGGGCCTGAACACGGTCACACCGATGCAGGACCACTTGGGCTTCTTGCAGGATCGCCTGCACGAGGGCACCGGCACCTCTGACGTCGCGCTGGGTCAGATCGATGTCCAGACCGCTCAGAGCGGCATCGCGTTGGCTATCAAGTTCATGCCGACGCTCGCCAAGATCGAGCAGCGCGACACGGAGGGTGTGGAGACCCTTCAGCAGTTCTGGTACGACTGGCGGAAGTGGCAGCTGGCGTACGAGAACGAGAGCATCACCCAGGAGATCGAGGTCAGTATCGGAGAGAAGCTGCCTCAGGACCGGGTGGCACGTCTCAACGAGCTCAACAACATGTTCGACCGTGAGATCATCTCGGTGAAGTTCTACCGAGCCGAGATGGAGAAGCTCGGGTACAAGTTCCCCGACGACATCGACGAGCAGATCGACGAGGACAACCAGAAGAAGGCGGAGCAAGCTGCCGCGATGGCGCCCCCTGGGTTGGCCGACAACGCTCTCGACGCGGCGAACGGACAAAAGCCACCGCCTCCCAATGGCGGTATGCGGGAGAAGAACCGCAGCAACAACCGGAACAAGCCGAACGAGTCGGCGGGTACGGAGGCGACCCAGGACACTGGGCGTCAGACTAAGCGGTAGGCGAGAGGCCTACAGGAAGGAAGGCGCGAGATGCGCACACAGCTATTTGACGAGGAGCCCTGGTTCAACCGCTTCACGGTCTTCACCTTCGCCGAGGGCGACGGTGACGGCGACGGTGGTGACGGTGGCACGGGCGATGCCGATGGTGACGGAGACGGCGATGGTGATGGCGACTCCGGCGGCGACGGCGACAAGGGTGGCTCCGGCGATGGCAAGGGCGGCGAGGACAACTCGGGCCTGAAGTCAGCCCTCGAGAAGGAGCGGCAAGCGCGCAAGAACCTCGAGAAGGAGATGCGCGCGCTCCGGAAGTTCAAGGAGGAGACCGAGAGCAAGGACAAGAGCGAAGCTGACAAGGCCAAGGAGGCTGAGCAGAAGTCGACTGAGAAGGTTGGCAAGCTCGCCACGAAGCTGCGTCAGCAAGCAGTCGAGTCCGCGATCGCCAAGGTGGCACGTTCGGAGAAGTTCCGTGACGTGGACGACGCGATCAGCCTCGTCAAGCTGAGTGACATCAGCGTCGAGCAGGATGAGGATGACCCGAGCGAGATCGAGATCGACGAGAAGTCGGTCGAGAGGGCCGTGAAGGAACTCGCGAAGAAGAAGCCACACCTGCTCATCGCCGAAGGCGACGGAACTCCCTCGGGAGGGAAGTTCGGCGGAGGCAAGAAAGGCAACGAGTCCAGCGAGGAGGCGCTCGCGAGGAAGTACCCCGCGCTGCGTCGACCTCGACAGTAACTCATCCTCTTGGAGGAGGAATGGCACGGTACGACAAGTACGATCCGGTAAACTCCGGTTTCCGTGCTCCTCTCGCCGCGAACCTGACGCTGACCGCCGGCTCCAGCAACGGAGTCAATGGTCCTGCGGGCATCGGTCCGGTGGGTGTGAGCTTGGACGCCAACGGCCGGGTCGTCGTGGGCGCAGGACAGTCCGGCATCGTCGGTGTCCTCGTCAAGAACATGCCCATGGGAGCCATCGCTGGCTCTGCGCAGCTCGCAGGCATCACTGCGGCACCGATGGGGGCCATGGCCGGCGACATCGTCGACGTCATGACTCACGGCGAGATCACTGACGTGGCTGGCCTCGCGGCCGGCACGAAGTACTACGCCGACGCCACGACTGGGGCACTCACGACCACGTCGAGCGGCAACAAGGCCATCGGATACACCGTCGAGGCAACTCGACTCGTCGTGCGCTGCGGCGCCTGAGAGGAGGGCAAGATGCAGAACTTCATCGACCTCCTCAAGGGAGTCGAGGACCAGCACGGCCTGTCCATGTACCAGATCCTCACGGACCCCTCGCTCGAGGGGCTCGTCGAGCTGGCGATGGCGGAGCGCGGCTTCAACGAGCGCGCTGACGTCCTGTACCAGACGCTCGATGGGGCGGACCTCAACGAGATCTTCCGCGAGTTCGAAGAGACCCTTCGGCTCCGGCAGAGCTGGCGTGAGCCGCTGATCAACGCCCTCACCTTCCAGGTGACGACGCCCATCGAGCAGGTGTTCTACCCGTCCGAGGAGGACTTCGAGGAAGCCTCCGAGTACGGTCAGCCCAAGGGTCTCCGCATGGGCACGCCCTGGAACATGGGGTACGGGTTCAAGTGGTACGACCTGGCGATCCGCTACACCTGGATGTTCCTCGCCGAGGCCTCACAGGCCCAGGTCGAGGCGCTGCACAACCAGGCGCTGGACGCCGACAACCGTCTGCTGTTCAACAAGGTGCTGCAGACGGTGTTCAACCCGCTCAACGGTGTGAGCTCTATCCGCAACATCCCCGTCACCACCTACAAGTTCTGGAACGGTGACGGGATCGCGCCGCCGGTGTACAAGACCTACACCCACACCGGCAGCCACAACCACTACATCACCTCGGGTGCCAGCACGCTGCAGACCGCAGGGCTGCTGGCCATCGAAGACCACCTGTACCACCACGGCTACAGCGTCTTCAACGGTTACCGCCTCGTGCTCCTGGTCAACCGCCAGGAGGGCAAGGTCATCCGCGGTGCTCGCGTCACCGGTGGCTGGGAGTACGACTTCATCCCCAGCAACAACGTCGGTGGTGGCATCATCCTGCCGGCAAGTGCCGGCATCGTGGGCCGCCCGGATGAGGGCGCGCTCCAGGGGTTGAGCAACGTGATCGGGACCTACGGTCCGTTCGCCGTGATCGAGGAGGACTACGTGCCCGCTGGGTACGTCGCCTGCCTCGCTTCCAACGGCCCGGGCATGGACGGTCTCGGCGCGCTGGGCAACCCGGTGGGCATCCGCGAGCACGCGAACGACTCGCTGCGCGGCCTGAAGCTGGTCGGGGGTAGCAACGACGACTACCCGATCATCGACAGCTTCTACCGTCACGGGTTCGGCACCGGCATCCGGCACCGCGGAGGCGGCGTCGTGATGCAGGTCACCACGTCCGGCACCTACACCGTTCCGTCTCAGTACGCCTGAGACCTCTGACGTCGGGGCCCCGGGGTCTGGACCCTGCCTCGGGGCAACGACTCAAGAAAGTGAGGAAGCATGTCGATCGACGCCAAGGAAGTGGCGGAGAAGTACGAGCAGAGCGGTGAAGAGGGCCTCTCCAGCGAGGAGAAGCGGTTCTTGCAGGACCGCGGGGTGACCCTCGACCAGCCGGTTCCGGTCGTCTTCAACTCGCCTCACGGCGGGACCGTCTCCAACGACCCGATGGCCATCCTGAACAACCTTCAGGAGCAGCAGCAGACGGACATCGAGGCTGAGGTCAGCCGTCGGGTCGAGGCCGAGCTGGCTCGTCGGGCTGCCGTCGCTCTGGCGGACGTCCAGCACGAGACCATCGTCGCCGGTACGCCCCACACCGGCACGGCCAACCCCAACCTCCACCCGACGAGTACCCCGATCAACCCCGCCCCCGAAGACCTCGAAGATGACGAGGACGAGGGCGAGGAAGAGGAGGACTACGACGAGGGCTGGAACAACGATGAGCGTCGCGCCGAGCTCGCCAAGCGCGGGCTGGACACCTCCGGCAACAAGGAGGAGCTCATCGCTCGTCTCAAGGAGTCGGACCAGGAAGAGGAGTAGGACATGGCGCTCGACCAGATCACCCGCCTTCGCCAGCTGATCGGCGAGCCCATTCCTGCCGGCGGGAGTGCAACTGACACGATGTACTCCGACATCGAGGTGCAGGACTTCCTCGATCGTGCCGGGAACGACCTGAACAGGGCCGCGTATATCGGCTGGCTAGCGAAGGCGGGCGTATACGCGAACCTGGTCACCACGACGGAGGGTAACGCCTCTCGTCTCAACAGCGACCTCCGCGACCATGCGATGGGGATGGCCAAGCACTACGAGGGTCTCCTTCCTTTGGCCGTGGCGGGTCGTACTCGCATCGGGAAGATTGTGCGCCCGGGATCGGCGGCCATATGACACCTTGGTCAACGTTCAACGAACGACGTCAGATCCAGGCATTCATCCAGGCTGACCCCGCGGTCATTACCATCAAGCGCCGGCCCAAAGTCGCCACCGACGCGGGCGGGTACAAGCTTGGTGTGGAGCAGTCCCTGGCGCCACAAACCTTCCGGCTCGTCCCGTTCAAGCGACGCCTGACTCACGGTACATCTGCCGGGGGTGGCGCCGGTGAGGGGCGAGTCGCATCGTTGCCGTACGTCCTCGTCGGACGACACGACGCCGATGTGCAAGCTGGAGATTACTTCGACTACGGCGGTCTCCGCTACGAGGTGGTCTCCATCGCCCCTGACACCGAGTTCCGCAAGGCTGCGGAGCTGATCGAGAAGGGGGCATCAGGTGGCTAGTACAGCAGCTGGTGGGATTGCTGTCTCGGATCTCATCAGCGGCAGGTTGGCTTTGCTCGAAGAACTGACGATCGAGCGCACCAAGGAGATCGTCAGAGAGTTCGCCGACCAAGCTGAGCAGTACGCTCAGGACAATGCACCCTGGGAGGACCGCACGGGCGAGGCTCGTGACGGGCTGACTGGGGTGATGCAGGAAGAGGGGATGGAGATCGAGCTCATCCTCTACAATGAGTCGGAACATGGTATCTGGCTGGAGATCGCGATGAGCCAGCGCTACCAGATCATCATGCCGACTCTAGACCACATCGGGCCTGAGCTGATGGCAGCGCTCGCCGCTGGTCTATGGGTATAGGAGGTGTGGATGCAGCTTCGCGAGCACGTCTACGCCATCCTGACCGACAGCAGTATCACCGACGCTGCGCCGGGCGGGATCCTCGAGCGGGGATCGTTCGAGACCACACCTCAGCAGCGGCCCTTCATCATCTACGTCTTCGGTGCGGCGCGGGGAGAGCCGAGATGGGCTGGTCCTAAGCGGACTGACCTGATCGTCTATGTCCACGACAACATCGGGGATTACCTGGTCATCGACTCGACCCTTGACCTGATCGAGGCGGTGCTCACTGCGGCCCCTTCGGCGACGGATGGCTCTGGGTTCATCCAGGCTGACTTCGTCGAGAGGTCGCAGGACTTCCAAGACAACGAGCTCAACACTTTCTACAAGTTCGCTCGGTACCAGGTGGTAGCGAGCCAGTGAGGAGAAGCATGACCGGGAAGAAGAAGGAAGAGGCCGACGAGGCCACCGGCGGCGTCAAGGTTCGCTTCAAGACCAACGTCCCGAATCACACCCGCGAGCTGAGCAAGGCGGACTTCGACCGTGCCGGCATCGACCACAAGAAGATCTCCGTCTCGACGGGCGAGGTCATCGAGGTCTCATCCGAGGCTGCTGACTTCCTGGTCGACGACCTCGGCGAGTTCGAGCGGGTGGACGACGAGGCAGCGACCGAGAAGGCCGAGCCGGCCACGGACCTGCAGGACACCGTTCCCGACGGGGCCGACGAGCAGACCGCTGGCGGCGGTGGCACCCAGACCGGTGCGAATGTCCGCGACGGTGCTGGGGCTCGCAGCGCGACGATCAATCGCTGATCGCGCGATCAGGATGCCCCTTTAGGGCGCCTGAGGGATTTACAGATCGAGCAGGATCTGCTCGTGCGGGTCGACTGATCGAGCGGCGCTTCCTCGCGCCCGTAGAGCGTTAGGAGACGCTGATGATTCGACGAGTCGAGCTCCGCTGCCCAGGCCCAACTCTGCACGGCGTGATCGACCCAGAAGCCAAGACGATCGAGGTCCGTTGCAAGAGACGACGCTGCGGCGTCCGGCCCGGTGTGGTGGTACTCCACACCTTCGCACTCGACAGTGGACGACTGCTGAAGACGCAGAAGTTCAGAGACCCTGAGAAAGAGGTACGGAATGACACTTCCCACCGCACTGCCGTTCGGTCTGCGTGAGGTGGTGCTCTACCCCATCGACAACACTGGGGCAGTTGGCACCGGCGTCCCGCTGCCGAACAGCATGACCTTCAGCTTCAGCGACACCGAGTCGTTCGCAGAGCTGCGGGCCGGCGACCACCTGGTCGCGGAGCACGGGGATGGCCCGGTCGTCGAGTGGAAGCTCGAGGCTGGTGGCATCTCGTTCGAGGCGTACATCATCATGGCGGGCGGCACGCTCACCAGCGCGGGTACGACCCCGGCACAGAAGAAGACGTTCAAGAAGAACAACACCGACAGCCGGCCGTACTTCTGCGTCGCCGGTCGCGCCATCAGCGACTCGGGTGGCGACGTCAAGGGCCTCGTCTTCCGCTGCAAGGCGGACGGCGCGCTCGAGGGTGAGTTCGGGCAGGGCGCCTTCTTCCTCACCAACGCCAGCGGCAAGGGCTTCGGTGACGCGAGCACGGGCGAGCTCTACGACTTCATCCAGAGCGAGACCGCGGCGGCGATCAGCACGACTTGGCCGCCGACCTGATCCTTAGCAAGTCCACACAGACCCCCAGGAGGGCCAGATGGTTACCAGCGCCAAAGACTGGAAAGGCAAGGCGAACCAGGCAGTCGAGCTCGAGCTGCCGAGCGGCAACACTGCGCTAGTGCGAAACCCGGGCATGCAGGCGTTCCTGCAGTCCGGCATCGTGCCCAACGAGCTCATGCCCATCATTCTCGAGGCCATGCAGAAGAACGAGATGCCGGACCTCGATGAAGCCCAAGCAGACCCCAAGATGCTTCAGGCCGTGTTGGAGCTGATGGACAACATCCTCGTCTACTGCGTCGTTGAGCCGCCCGTTGCGGCAGTTCCGGCGGAGGGGGTGAAGAGGGACGAGGACACGCTCTACGCGGACGAGGTTGACATGGAGGACAAGACCTTCATCTTCCAGTACGCCGTCGGTGGTACTAAGGACCTCGAGAAGTTTCGTAAGGAACAAGCCGCTGCTCTGGAGTCTCTACCAGCAAGCCCAGCTGTGGCACGTCCCGCCAAGCGAGCTGCTCGGCCTCCGGCCAAACGACGTCGGTGACTACGTCATCTACTGCGTCAACGAGGCGATCGCCACCTTCGGATCGGCCGTAGACGCAGACCTTCAGAAGTGCGAGGGTAAGACGCAAGCAGAGATCGAACGCAAGCAGAAATCCGTACTCCAGAAGTACCTCGGCACTGACAATCCCTCGAAGGCTCGAGGGCAGTTCGCCGATCCGGCCCTCATGTTCAAGTAGGCCCAAGTCAGGCGGGTGAAGCATGGCTTACGACCTCGGGCAAGTCCGGGGTAGCATCTCCATCGACATCGCTCAGGCGGTGGCGGCGTATGCTGCACTTCGGCGTGCCAACGCTGCAACTGACACTGCACTGCTGGAGTCTTCACGGGCGCTGAGGACGGTGGGAGCGGGCCTCGTCGGCATCGGCGCGGTCGCTCTCGCCGGCTTCGGCGTCGCAGTCAAGGCGGCGTCCGACTTCCAGGCGAAGATGCGGTACTTCCAGGTCATCACTGGAAGCTCGAAGAAGGACATGGATGCAGCGACCACCGCTGCGTTCAACCTGGCGAAGCAGTCTGGCTACACCGCAGGCCAGATCGCCGACGCGTTCGTGGAGCTCGGTAAGGCGGGCATCAACGCGCACGACATCGTCCAGGGTGTGGGAGCGGCTGTCGCTCAGCTTGGCGCCGCGGCCCAGATCGGCACGAAGGATGCTGCGGAGATCATCGTCAACACGATGAAGACCTTCCAGATCGGCGCCAAGGGTGCGACTGGAATCGCCAACCTGCTCGCGGGCGCGGCGAACGCATCGACGGTCGACATCCAGGACCTCGCCTACTCCCTCAAGTACGTCGGTGGTACTGCACAGGCCATCGGCATCCCGCTCTCGGATGTGGTCAATGCTCTTGGTCAGCTGGGTAATGCTGGTGTTAGGGGTAGCACTGGTGGTACAGCTCTGCGCAAGATCCTTCTGTCGTTGGCTCCGGTCTCGAAGCAGGCGACGGCGGAGCTAGAGAAGCTTGGCATCATCCAGACGAATGGTGGTGTCAGCGCGGATCAGTACGCCAAGGCTCAGGCCAAGCAGAAGACCGCAATCGACGCGTTGCGGAAGGCTCAGGAGCACCTGGTCTACGTTCAGCAACTCCAGAACGCAGAGCAGGCCAAGTCGAGCACTGCCAGCGTCGAGAAGCAGCAGGCCGCAGCGAACTCTCTAGCTGCCGCGCAACAGCGACTGGCCGCAGCCCAGGATCATCTTCAGGCCACACAGCAGAAGTATGCAGGTGGCGGACTGGCGAACACCGCCGCGAAGCAGGCCACGATGTTCAACTCGTTGGCTTCTGCTCAGAACCGGGTCAAGTCGGCACAGCTCGCTCTGGCCAGCGCGGAGGAGAAGGTCAAGGCCGCGCAGAGTGGCGGTACCTCAGCGTCCACACAGATCCGGGCGGCAGAGCAGTTGAAGCTGGCTCAGGAGGCAGTCGCCGCAGCGGCGGCGAAGGCGCGAGCGGCTGGCGTCACGGTAGCACCTGGGATCGAGAAGCTGACCAACCTGTTCTTCGACGCCACCGGTAAGGCCAAGCCCCTGTCGGAGATCTTCCAGATCCTGCAGGACCACATGAAGGGCATGTCACAGCAGCAGAAGGTGACCGCCCTGAACATCATCTTCGGTAACCGAGCGATCTCCTCGGCTCTGATCCTCTCTCGAGAGGGTGCCAAGGGCTTCCAGGAGTTCGGCAAGCAGATGAACCAGACTACTGCTGCCGACGTCATGAGGAAGCGCCTCGACACGCTGAGCGGTGCGTGGAAGCAGTTCAAGGCCGCGATGTCGGTGGCGCTGATCCAGGCGGGTGCGCCCGCGCAGACTCCGCTGAAGATCCTCGTTCATCTGATCACTGATGTGGTCAAGGTCTTCACCGACCTGCCCGGGCCAGTACAGGCCGTCTTGTCGGGGCTAGTGTTGCTCTTCGGAGCGATCACCGGTGGGCTCGGGGCCTTCATCCTCATGGTCAGCTTCATCGGCAAGGCGACTCGAGCCTACCGAGAGTTCAAGATGGCGCTGATCTTCGTCAAGGAAGTGCAGCTTCTGCAGCGAGCCTTCGCCCTCCTGAACATCACCATGCTGGCCAACCCGATCATCCTGATCGTCGTGGCGATCATCGCTCTGATCGCGGTCTTCGCCATTCTCATCATCAAGGTCAAGCCGGTTCGTGAGTTCTTCATCGCGCTCGGCAAGGACATCGTCGGTGCCTTCCAGGCCGTCGTCAGATGGTTCGAGGGCCTGCCGAAGTTCTTCGAGAAGGTGTGGAGCGACATCAAGGGCCTGTTCTGGGACGGGGTCCACCTGATCGAGAAGTACTGGTGGCTGCTCCCTGGCATCTTCCTCGGCCCGTTCGCCGGCATCGTGGCCATCATCATCCACTTCCGCTCACAGATCTGGAACGCTCTCAAGGCCGTAGTGTCTGGGGCGATCCGGCTGATCGTAGCACTACCGGGAGCGCTGGCCAGTGGCTTCGTGGCATTCCTGAAGTTCCTCGCTGGGTTGCCCGACCAGGTGCTCTACTGGCTGGGCTTCCTGATCGGTCGGATCCTGCGGTGGACGCTGGAGCTCATCTCGCTGATCGTCTCTACCGGCATCAGGTTCGTAGCTGCGGTGATCAACTTCTTCACCGCGTTGCCGGCCCGGGTCGAGCATCTGATGACCGCGTTGAAGAACGGGGTTGTCAGGCTCTGGAACGAAACGTGGAATGGCACGATCCGGATCGTCAAGAGCATGTACAACGGAGTGGTGGGTTTCTTCGAGAAGTTGCCCGGGCGAGTCTGGTCCGCACTGCAGACGCTCTGGAAGCGAGAGGTCCAGGGCTGGAAGAACATCTACAACACTGCAGTCCAGTGGGCGAAGGATGCCTTCTGGGGGGTCGTCCACTTCTTCGAGAAGCTGCCGGGTCAGATCTGGAACTTCTTGCAGCAGATCTGGAAGGACGCCGTCAACCTGGGCAAGACCATCGTCCAGGCGATGACGCAGTGGGGCTCGGATGCGTTCAACGGGATTATGAACTTCTTCAACAACCTGCCCGATGCCATCTACAACGCACTGCTGAACGCCATCAAGTCCATCGGTCACCTCGCCCAGAAGGCATTCGACACCGCGAAGCACTGGGGTAGCTCGCTCTGGAACGGGTTCAAGAAGGGCCTCTTCGGCTCACCCCGTACCAAGATCGAGTATGCCCTGGAGGACATGACTGCTACGGCTGACCGCGAGACCAAGAAGCTGGCACAGCAGGTGAGATACCTGAACGGCCTGGCGACGAAGCTCCCGAACGGCCAGTTGCTCAGTCAGTCGACGGGCGCGCATAGGGCACCCACTGCACCAACCCCAGGAGTCGCAGGGAGCGCTGGGACGCCGTCGAAGCAGTACGACATCATCGTCAATTACCCGAAGCCTGAGCCGGCGAGCGAGGGCATCGAACGCACACTCAACAACCTCGAGTTCGTGGGAGCCTGAGATGACGAATGCCATCGACGAGTACTGGGATGCTGACGGTACTTCGCTCCACACCTACGCTCACAGCATCGAGTCGACAGGTGAGCACATCAGAGGCACGGCAGCACTTCGAGGTAGCGACCTGCTAGTTCCATTTCGCCCTGGTGAGGTCTGGACGCCGAAGGTCCCGGGCCCACGCACTATCACGCTGAAGATGTGGGTCCGGGGCACCGACGCGGATGGTGTCTGGGACGCTGATCCGCACGGGAAGTTCAACGACAACTTCATCGCGTTGAGGCGGTTGCTCTGGCGGACGGATCGCCAGATCGCCCTGACGAAGCGGTGGAGGTCTGCGGCGGATGGCTTGATCCATGTAGCCACCGCTCATGCCGAGTACTCCAGCGGCCTCGACAACATGGCCATCCTGGACAACTACCGCGACTCGACGGCGGGCAAGTTCACGGTCGACCTGCGGTTGTCTTATCCGTACTTCGACGGGGCAGCTATCGCGGCGCCTGTGTCTGGGGTGGTCAACAACATCGGCGAGGATACGGCTCGCAAGATCACCATCGTGTTCTCGGGTGCAGGGTCGATCACCAACACCACCACCGGACGAACGCTGTCAGTGGGCGGCGCCTGCACGGTCGATGTGTGGAACTTCAACGCGCCGGGGCAACTCGCCTCGGTGTCACTCACGGGACAGAAGAACGAGGCGTTCTGGTTCACCCTACGGCCAGGCGCTAACGCCATCACCTCGAGTCACGTCTCGAGCCTTACTTATGTGCCGGTGTATCAATGATCAGGATTGCGGGCATCTACGACCAGGACCTAACGTACCTGGACCTCATCGCCGACCCCATCGAGCCGTCGTTCCAGGAGATCCTGAGCGACCCCGGGGCTGGCCAGTTCAAGTGTCACACTCAGGACGCCGCGGTGCAGCGCACGGGCTGGAAGACACTGCTGGCGTACGGCAACATCGTCGTCATGCACGACACCCAGACCGACAAGTGGTTTGCTTGGCTCATCGAGAAGCGTGACCGTGTCGTCATCGCGGCGGGCGAGCACGCTGAGGAGCAGTGGACTGTCTCGGGTCGGGGCATCGGGGCTATGCTCCAGGACGCGGTGGTCTACCCTGAGTATGGCATCAGGCGGACTGCGGCTGACCAGCGGAACTTCAACTTCGCGTCGAAGCCGAGCGACTGGTACATCTCGAGCGAGTGGACTGGGACGCCTCACGGGGTCACCTGGTCAGCGAGCACCACACATACTCGGCACCCGAAGGGCTGGCCCGACCCGAGCGCGCAGTGGATCTGGAGCTCGAACCCTGACGCCAACTCGCCCGCCGGCACAGTGTTCTTCCGCAAGTCCTTCACCATCAGCTCTCCTGAACGAGTGTCGTTCTACTGCACGGCGGACAACCGGTTCAACCTGTACATCGACGGCGAGTTGGTCATGTCTGGGCGGCACTGGACACAGTACCAGCGGTTTGACATCGACCTCGATCCGGGCACTCACTGGGTGGCCATTCGTGGTGTCAACGACCCGGGTGCAGCGAGCGGTGGCTCGAATCCTGCCGGCGTAATCCTGACCGCCTACCAGATCGACCCCCTCAGCGACAAGAAGCTCGCTCGCATCCTGCACACCGACACGACCTGGGACATGCGGCCCTACGGCACGAAGCCTCCGGGATGGGACCCCGGCGACCTCATGAAAACGCTGGTCTCCGAGGCGAAGGTGCGAGGCGTCGACGCTATGCAGCACTTCAACGTGAACGTGGGGACGAACACAGACAGTGCTGGGCACACCTGGCCGAACAACAGCATCGTCTCTCGGGCATTCGATGTCGGAGCAGACTACCTCGATGTGCTCAGCCAGACGGCTGAGACCTCGTGCGAATGGCTCTGCCGATGGAATAACCCTGGAGGTGTGGGAAGCAAGATCTACCTGGACCTTTGGACTAGCCATGGAGTAGACCGGTCGGTCTATGATCCCGTGCACAATCTTGACCCGGTGATCATCAGACGTGGCTTCAATGCTCTTGAGAGTTCCTACTCAGGAGACGCCTCCGGCCTCCAGACCGCCCTCTTGCTGAGGACGAACGACGGCTGGATCGAAGAGACGAACAGCGGCGTAGGGATTCGCCGTAAGGAGTCCTTCCTCTCTCTGGGCGCCTCGACGGAGGATGACCACGCGCTCAATGTCGCTAACGCCACGTTCAACATCGCCAGCGTGCCGCAGGAGACATGGAGTGCTAAGGCGGTCGACATGTCAGGCCACGTTCCCTTCCACGACTTCAACGTCGGTGACTGGGTGCTGGGTCCTGACGAGGATGGGGACCTGATCAAGCAGAGGGTCATCGGTATCACGCTGACGCAAGATGCCGAGGGCAACGTCTACTATGTGCCTCAGCTCAACGACACTCGACACCAGCACATCAAGAGGATCAAGCGCTGGCTCAAGTCGATGGCCAAGGGTACTGCGTCAGGGCGAGTCGCCAACGCATCTCCTCACGATGCTCAGGACTTCGGCAACCTGGTGGACAGCAACCCGAACGAGGTACCCATCTCACATGCGGGGCGGCTGACCAACAGGGTGTCCACACCCTACTCGCCATGGTTCGACTCGACGCTGGTCGAGGTCTATGTCGGCCTTGACACTGCCGGCACGACCGACACAGTCTTGACCGTGTATCAGAACGGGTCATCCATCGGTACGATCACTATCCTCGCGGGGCACACGACGGGGTCGACCGCGTTCAACAACGACTTCGCCGCCAACTCCGACAAGCTCACGGTGCAGGTCACCACGATCGGTACCGGAGCAGCTGACCTCACCGCGCAAGCGAGGTTCCACTAATGCCTCCAGCCAACAACAACCTGATCAACGCGACCGTTATCTCTGGTCACTCTGGCACCGTCACAGTCGACACGGTGGGTGCTACCCTCGAGACCGGCGAGGCCTCACTGTTTCCCACTCGGCAAGGTCACAGCGTCTGGTACAAGTGGACTGCTGATGCTGACGGGTTCATCTCCATCGACACGTCGCAGACACCGATGCCCCTCTGGGACTCGACGATCGACGTCTTCACCGGGTCTGACCTGGACATCTCCTCGTTGGCTCTGGTGCAGGCCAACAGTGACGGGTTCTTGCAGGAGCCGAACTTGCAGGGAGGTGTGGGAGAGTACTCGGGCACAGACCTGGTGCACTTCGCGGTGATGAACGGCACGACCTACTACATCCGCGTTGACAACTGGGTCTACACCGAGACTGGCACTGGGACAGTCTTCACCGACCGCTCTGACGGCGTATTGAGGTGGGCCTTTCATCTCGTTGACATCACTACGATCATCTCGGGCTACGGGCAGTTCCTTATCCCGGGCATCGGTACGGGTGAGCCGTGGGACATCCAGGTCACTGACAACACGCTGATCGCTCACATATACATCGGTGACATCGAGGCAGCTTGGGACGCAGACCCTGACCACATCGACGTCGCGGTGATGATCACCGATGACATGGCGGGGTCGTGGACGATGAAGGTGGTCGACACCTCGGGTAACGAGTTCTGGCGACCAACGTTTGTGCTCTACCCAGGGCCCTGGGTGCAGGCTGACGACGCAACTAGAGAAGATAACCAGCTTGGGCACTATAACTCCGTGAGCATCTCGCCCGGTGGGGGTGGTGGCTGGAGTCAGGTCTGGGATGGCACCGGAGATCGTACTGAGGATGAGGCTTACCCAGACTCTACCTCGGGTATGGTTATCACGCAAGAGGGCATCGTCTCTAGCCGCAACGCTGCCTCGTTCGACCTCTGGCATATCCCGCTGGGGCGTGAACCAATCTTGCCCCCAGACATCCCTGACGACCCGGACGCTTGGGCGGGGCCTCAGTATCACCCCACGGATGTCGGCGAGCTACGCTGGCCCATGACGACGAACATCCGCATCTGGAACCGCCCGATCGACCTCATCGTGCCGACGGGGCCAAACGGTATCTCGGGCGCATGGGACTCGAGTGGTACAGCTCATGCGCCCACCGGGTATCCGGGTGACGCTAGCTTCGAGGTTCTTCGGGTGCCCGAGAGCGAGTACACCATCGGCTCTGGGTCGAATGCTATCCCGCACTTTACCGGAGGGTCGAACTGGAAGTCCGGCGCCACGATGTCCGACACAAGTACCTGGATACCGATGGGAGGTGTCATTCCTCCAGTCTCGAACGACTTCACCGATGGACCGATGATCGAGATTGACTGGACGGACATCACTGACGCAGACACCAACGGTGAAGCCGCTCTGGTGATCGTGACCAACTACTACCTCGAGAATAAGGAGATCAACCCCCCAGACTACTACGGCCTCAGCGCGGAGGAGATGTTCACCAATACGTACAGCTACCGCCCGCCGCCGTATCGGATGTTCTATCCGGAACCGTACGCAGACGTTGGTTGGGTCGTAGGAGCATTAGCTATCGGTTAGTCCCACACCAGGAGGGTCGCAATGGTAAGTTCAGCGGTAACGTTCATCGAAGAGGAAGTGGTCGAGGGTCTTCGCCTCGGTCGTCACATCGAGCACGACGTCAAGAGTGCCAAGTACGCGATCAAGGTGGACCTCTCGAAGCCGTTGCAGAGCGTGCTACACGATCGCAAGATCCCGATCCTCGATCAGGGTGACCTCGGCTCTTGCACCGGCAACGCTGGTACGGGCCTGCTCGGCACCGAGCCCTTCTACTCGACGGTCGGTCACACCCTCGAGCTCGACGAGAAGTTCGCGGTCCAGCTCTACTCCGACGCGACGAAGGTCGACGGGTTCGACGGGGACTATCCGCCGGACGACACGGGTAGCTCGGGTCTCGCCATCGGCAAGGTGCTGAAGAAGCGCGGTGACATCAAGAGCTACCGACACGCCTTCGGTCTGCTCCACGCACTCCAGGCGTTCCAGAAGGTGCCTGGCATCATCGGCATTCCCTGGCTCACCAGCTTCGACGAGCCGGGGCCGAATGGGGTCATCTCGATCCGCCCGGGTGCTCGTGCTCGAGGGGGCCATGAGCTCGAGGTCGTCGGTCTCGAGGTCCTCAACGGCGACCCCAACGGCTCCACCGGTGACATCATCATCGCCAACAGCTGGAGCCCGAGCTGGGGTGACTCTGGCTACTGCCGGCTCTCGTTCTCCGACTTCGGCACCTTGCTGAAGACCGGTGGTGACATGATGTCCTTCGGTCTCAAGGGTGTGGTATGAGGACGGGGTATGACGCCGTAGCACCTCGCAACATGCCCCGAGATGGGCAGGTCTACGGCGGATACGTCGACGGCCACTGGCCAACGTTCCCCTCGCTCAACGAGCTGTTCCCCGGCAAAAGGTACCTGTCGATCACGGTCAACGGGACTCACGATGCGCTCTGCGCCGACGTGGAGAACGGTGACTTCAGTCCTCAGGGCGGTGCTCGCTGGGCCGCGGACAAGCTCAAGCGCAGCCCGCACGCGATGCTGTACTGCAGTGCCTCGCCCTGGCCACAGGTCCGAGGGACATGCCAGGACCTTGGCATTCTCGGCAAGGTGATGTTCTGGATCGCTGGCTACGACAACCATGCAATCATCCCACCAGGAGCCATCGGGCATCAGTTCCGGGGCGACTTCCATGGGTATGACCAGAGTGTCTTCCTGGATCACATCCCCGGTCTCGATCCCGATCTGCCGCCTCCGCCCACACATCCAGCTTGGTTCGTCCGCGAGTTGTCGTTCCCGATCCCTCGCATTCAGGCTGGCGTGCTCAAGCGGGTCAACGTCAACGGCCAGGTCGTGCCGCTGCAGTTCGGCAAGGACGTCATGGTGGTCCAGAAGAAGGTCGGCGCCCACATCGACGGTCTCTATGGCCCTGGGACCAAGGCGAAGGTCGAGGACTACCAGGGCGAGCACAAGCTCACGAAGGACGGCATCGTCGGCCCAGTCACCGCCCGAGTTCTCGGGCCTTAGGAGGTCAGCATGAGATTTACCGGTTCGGCGGCAGCATGGGTCTGTGCGGCCCTGCTGTTGCTCATCTTCTTGTTCGGTACGGGGGTGGTACAGCGATGAACCAAGTTCCCTTCTCATGGCCCCAGCTCATCGTGATGATCGTGGGCGGGGCTAGCGTGATGCTGTCGCACCTGGGGTTGACGCAGAGGCTCTCGGTCGGGGCGCGCAAGGCAGTCACCTTCGCCCTCGCTACCCTCGGCGCTGTCGTCACCCAGGTCGCCTACGACGCGGATAAGCCGGTCAAGGTCTATATCGGGGCCATCCTCTACGCATGGATCGCCGCGGTCGTACTCCATTTCACCGGTATCCCCGACGCTATCAACAGTGCTACGCCAAACCTGGGCATCGGACCCAAGACGTACGAGGTCCATGCCGGCGTAAAGGTGCACGAGAGTGACGGACCGCCCGACCCACCGAAGTCTCGAGGGCCAGTCACTCAACCCCGTCAGTCCAAGATGCGGACCCCACGGAACCCGTAGCGATGCGACAATCCGACCCCCCGTCAGGGCGCTACCTGGCGGGGGGCGGAGTCGTGTGCGCTGATCGCGCTCGATCAAGCGCTAGGGGATGCGATTTAGCAGCGCCTCAGAGACCGACTGGTCGAGTGAGATACCTGCTCGAGGGTGATGAGCGCATGATGCAAGTACCCGAGCCCTCAGGAAACGTGAGGCGCGCAACACGTCATCCGGGGCATTCCAGAAGTGCGACAGGCCCGACGGGTGTGGAAAGGCCCAGAGAACTACCCCGCCGCGTGAGTGGAAACCGAACCAGTCGAGGTGCTCCACACCGAACGCAGCCATCACCTTCCGGCCGCAGAGGATGACGTCGAGCAGATCTTCGGGATCGTGGTCGTGCCACTTGGTGAGGAGGTGGATGGCGCGCTGCCGAGCGAACTTGCGGTCGAACCGGTCCCAGGCGGGCTGAGATACCTTCTCGAAGATGTTGAGCATGTCGAGGGCGTCGGTCAGTTCGTCGTACGACTTGAGCCCGAGGAGCGATTGCAGTCGGCCACCGGATGGCCCAGTGAAGGGTCGACCGTCGCCCTGTAGTGAGGGTGCCTCGCCGACCAGGATGGGTTTGGGCATGAGATCCTCCTAGACATGAGCCCGCCCCCTAGCACGGGGGCACCAGGGGGCGGGAGCTCGTTGGGGTGGCGACTACTCGTCGTCGTCGTCCTCGAAGTCCTCGTCGTCGTCGTCCTCCTCGACCACGGGGGCCGGCGCCTTCTTCTGCGCCTTCTTCCCGGCCTTGGCGGGCGCGGCTTCGGCGTCCTTCTTGGCCTTGCGCTCCTTGAGCGCGGCGAGCTTCTCCTGCTTGTCCTTCTCGAGCTCGCCCGACTTGAGGGCCTTCAGGATGGCCTTGACCTCGGGGTCTTCCGGGCCGGACCAGCTGTAGCGGGTGCGGTTGCCCTGCTTGACCTCGCGCTCGAGCCGGCCGTCGCGGGCCATCTTGCGGAGCAGAACGCGGAGGTTCTTGGCGTCGAGCTTGATGCCCAGCTTCTCGGAGGCGAGCTTCGCCAGGTCGCTGGCGCCGAAGGTGACTTCCTGGGTCTTGCTGGACTTCTTGGCAGGCGCGGTGTCCTCGACCTCGTCCTCGTCGAGCTCCTCGAGCTCGTCGTCGGTCTCGTCGATCTCCGGCTCAGCCGGCGCCGCGGTCTTCTTGGCACGTGTCATGGTGGAATCCCTCCACTTGCGACCGGGTAACAATGACCCTGATGTCTTGCCCCTCGGTCAAGCCCCGATCAGCCGGGGCGATTGCGATAGGGCCAATCTATACCCGCCGAGCCCTTCTTGTCAAGGCGGTGCGGCAACTTCATTCCAAAGCTTCCAAGCGCCTTGACGGGGCATGCCCTATGCGATAGCATGATGCCAAGGCAATATCGACCGAGGGAGGCAGCAGATGGGGAAGCCAGCTGCGGTGCTCGTGCAGTTCGACAACCACGAGACCGCCGAGGCATTCGTCGCCAAGATCAACGGCACGCTGGAGTATATCGAGGATAGTCCTCGCGGCTTTAGGGTCGTGGGGCTATGGCGACTGCCGACAGTCTTCTGCGAATGCGACAACAGCTCACGCATGAAGATGAAGGCCTACGCTCGAGGGCAGAAGTTCGGGTGGTGGGTCCACACCGCATGTGGGCGACCGAGTCGGGTATGGACTCACATCGCACCGAGGCTCTGGACTGCGCTGGGGCGCAACATCCTTCCGGGGGTGCCCGACGACGGCGAGCCTCGAATGTATCCCGGGCACGCGCGCGACCATGACAACGCCGCCATCCCCTCAGAGCTGGGCATCTGGTACGATCCCGACAGCCCGAAGCGGGATAGGCAACAGGCCCGCAGAGAAGCACGGCGCGCTGCAAGGCCCCGGAGGACATGATGCGCCTACGCAGTCACTACCCCCCAGTGGCGGTAAGTCAGTTAGTCTTGCAGCATCACCCCCATAGGGGTGAATGCATGCGACTTACCGACGTTCTCCGCATCCAGGGCGGGTGAGTGACATGCAGGAGGCAACGCGCGAGGAAGTACTGATCCCAGAGATCAGGCAGAACAAGTACTACCGTGCTATCCAGAAGGATTGGCGCGGCCGGCCGAAGGGACAAAGGTTGAAGTACCGATGGAAGACGAGACCATATCGGCACCAGGTCGAGGCGGTCAAGAAGCTGATCTCGACGGGCTTCGGGGGAGCCTTGCTGATGGAGCCCCGGACGGGAAAGACCAAGGTCGCCATCGACTATGCCTCGATCCTACATGCAGCAGGCAAGGTTGGCCGCGTGCTTGTAGTCTGCCCAGTGAGTGTCCTTGGAGTCTGGCAGGACCAGATCGCGCAGCACTGCCCCTGGAAGACCCGAGTGGTGGTGTGGGACAAGGATGGCAGGAAAGAGACGAGATTGCCCAGCTACGGGAACGACTCTCTCGACTTCGTCATCATCAACTACGACGCCTTCAGCACACCCGGGGCGGTCACCGGGAAGCGCGCCGACGGCACCCTGATCCGGTCGAACCGGAGGGGCGGGCGCTACGACATCAAGAAGACGTTCATGCAGGACTGGGTGCCGGACCTGATCATCCTCGACGAGAGCCACCGCATCAAGAGTCCGAGTGCCGCGAAGTCCCGCATGATCCACACCCTGGCATCTGTCGCTACATACCGCGTGATCATGACGGGGACGTTGGTCACCAAGAAGAAGCGGATCTTTGACATCTACAGCCAGTGGAAGTTCCTGAACCCGAAACGGTTCGAGGACTTCACCTTCTCGGCATTCAAGAGGTGGATCGGGGTCTGGGTCGAGAAGCCGATTCGCGGTAGCGAGCGGACTTACCCCTACTGGGTCAAGAACCGCGAAGGGTCGATCAACCGACTCAAGAAGGAGATCCACGACGACTCATATGCCATCACGCGCGAGGAGTGCTTCGACCTCCCGCCGCGATTGGACCCCGTGCTCATCCGAGTGCCCCTCGAGTCTAGCGGGCCGCACTACGATGAGATGGCCGAACAGATGGTCACCAAGATCAAGACGGGTGAGATCGTCGAGGCGAGCATCCCGATCGTAGTCCGGCTGCGACTCCAGCAGATTACCTCTGGTCTCGGGCAGACTACCGGCCCCACGGGCGAGAAGGGCCCGCTGCGGATCATCGGCAACGAGAAGCTCCGCATGCTCGAGGACCTGATCGAGGACCAGTTCGAGCTGGATGAGAAGGTGGTGATCGGGGCACTCTTCCGCCCTGACATCCAGCGCATCGTCCGCATGATCAACAAGAAGTTCAAAGAGGTGCCCGCATTCGAGCTGCATGGCGGGGTGAGTCGAACCGATCGTGACCTAGGAATCAAGCAGTTCAGGCAGCAAGAAGGGGCCGCAGCATTCATCATGCAGCCGAACGCTGGATCTCTAGGGATTGACCTATCGACTGCCTCGATGATGGTGTGGTACAGCCTCACTGCCTCATATGTCGACTTCACCCAGTCGGAGGACCGCATCGCGCTCTCGGGCAAGGCGAACCGATACGTCTATCTCCTAGGCGGCCCAGTCGATGAGCTAATGTATCAGACCCTGCAAGAGGATGCCGACGTCTCCAAGATGATCTCACGACGACCCGAGCTGCTCCTTCGGGACTGAACGTTCCCAGCGAGCATTGACGCTCCCCTCTGTCGAGTGATACGATTACGTCGTAGTCAATACGACCGAGGAGGTTATATGACCCTGGAAGAGCATGCTCGATCCGAGCTTGGTCGGCTCGGGTGGTTGAGCGGGGACAACATCCAGAGTGGCCAGGCGATGCTCGACGCGGTGATCGCTTTCTCGAAAGGCGGTTGGAGCGGGGGCAGTGCCCCCTTCGGCATCGCCATCGTGAACGACCTGCTCAACTACAGACCGCTAGGGCCCCTTACTAGCGATGATCGCGAGTGGCAGTATGTCCATGATGACCCCGATTGCTGGCAGTCTCGCCGACGCCCCGACGCCTTCAGTGAGGATGGTGGGCTCACCTACTACTGCCTCGACGAGCTGCCGGTCCGACACGACTTCTGGCCCTGGCTGAAGTGGAAGCTCAAGCTGGGCGAGCATCCGCCCGGCTATACTTCTCCAGGGCGAGACATGAAGAAGCTCAAGCGCTACAAGTCAGAGAGGCCGGGAGCATGATCATTGTCGAGGGGCCTGACGGGGCTGGTAAGTCGACCTTCGTGCAACAGCTGGCTGAACACCTCCAGATGCCTATCGCCGAGAAGGCGGTGGGCCATCAGATGGAGAGGCTGACTGACATCCAGCGCTACGTCGAGACCACGCTGCGAGAGGGCTTCCAGCCCAAGATCTTCGACCGGTTCGCACTCATCTCGGGGTGCATCTATGGGCCGGTCTTCAGCATGGATGGCACCAACGTCGAGTTCAAGAACTTCGACTGGCTCGAGTCGGCGCAGACAGAGCTCCTCGAGCGGGTCGACCCCGTGATCGTCTGGTGCCTGCCTCCGCTGAAGGAGGTCATCCACAACATCACCCACAGCCCGGAGAATGCCTTCCTAGCCAAGGCCAAGGGCATCGAGAAGGTTCGGCAGGTCTACTGGCTGTACCACTGCCGGGCCTCGATTGACTCCATCCCCATCATGTATGACTACACATCCGATGACATCAAGAGGGTGTTCATGGATGTCGAGACAGAGTTGGAGCGGCGCGATGGCAACCAGTAACTGGCGCGATGTCGGGGAGTTCCACGAGAAGTTCGGGCTCCCTCACGTCAAGGGCGATCCCGGCCCTCGAGAGTTCGACGACGAGGCGTTCCGCTTCAGGTACAAGTTCCTGCGCGAGGAGCTCGACGAGTTCTCCGACGGCTACTTCGATGGCGACCACGCCAAGATGGCCGACTCGTTGGTGGACCTGGTCTACGTCGCGCTCGGCACGGCTCACATGCTGGGCTACCCCTGGCAGGAGATCTGGAACGAGGTTCAGCGGGCCAACATGGCGAAGGTCCGCGCACAGCCCGACGGGTCTGACTCGCTCCGCGGCTCCTCTCTCGACGTTGTCAAGCCCGAGGGTTGGCAACCGCCGGACGTCGAGGCCATCATGGCTCGCTGGGGCTTCCCGACGCCCGATGAGGTCCAGGACCAGAGGTTGACAAATGTTCCAGTGTCCGATATCGTAGAAGGGTGAGGAAATGCTGAACGCCAAGGCAGAGAGGATCTTGAAGGAATGCGAGGATACTGGGGAACCGGTCTTCATCTTCCGAGCCAAAGACTTCTTCGCGCCGCAGGTTATCGTTCACTACGTCGAGCTCGTCGAGAAGTTCGGGCCGACGGACCTGGACTTCCAGGCGCAGATCGTCGACCGGCTCCAGGAGATCAAGGACTGGCAGAGGGAGAACATGGGCCAAGTGAAATACCCCGACTGATCGACTGGGTGTGGAAGATCAGTCACGCTGTCTTCTACGGCACCATCTTCCTGCTCATCGTCCTCTTCGTCCTCGCCGCGCTATTCGTCGCGGTGGCCATGATCCTCTAGGAGAACCACTTGAAAGCCTACAGGGCACCGACCCTGACTGAGCTCCACGACCTTCTCTGCACGAGATTGATCGAGGCGCCGGCCAGCGGGCTGGACGTCATCTCAACCGTCGACGTTCAGATCCACAACGTAATAGCCCAAGCCAACTCCATGGAATGGGACTTCGACCTCAAGAACATGTGGCTCACCAAGTCGCGGTGGTCCATGATGATCAACCAGTACCTCGACCCCGAGGAGCTGCGCATCTGGCTCGAGCGCTGCACCGGGATGATCGGCACTCGAGGGCGCGGTATCGCCACGCTCCGTACCAAGACCGTCCGACCCCGCGGGGGCGCTGCGACCGGGCACACCAACAAGGAGACGAGGCGGTGGGGATCATGCATGCTGGCCATGACCTACAAGGCAGTGCCACGGCCGCAGATCACCCTCTACTCACGGACTTCATACCTGGGTTATATCGGTGCGCTGGACCTCTCGGTTGCGTGGATGGCTGCCCGGTACCTCGGATCTGCGATGGGGATGGACCCCGCGGAGTTCCGGTTCGTCTGGATGAACGAGGCGATCCAGTGGCACAACTTCAAGAGCCTCGCCTTCATGCTCAACCACCCCGATGAGGACCGTCGGAAGTTCTACCGTGAGGTGATCCTCAAGCCTGACGTAAAGCTCAAGCCCAAGCACGTCGAGTACATCGAGGAGCACCCCGCCGTCCAGCTCTCGCGGAAATGGATGCAGAACCTCAAGAAGGACGACGCTGCCGGCAAGACCTACGGCGACATGAACTACAACACCTACCGCCGCATTCGCCGCCGCTACCACACCGAGGTGCTGGGCTTCGAGAAGGCTCAGGAGTTCGAGGGGTGGAGCTACTACAAGCAGGGCCCCAAGCAGGGCGAGCAGAAGGAGTTCTTCAAGGCCTACGGCGAGCTGCCTCACGTTCCGATCCAGGAGTGCGACTTCAGTCGGTTCGGGCTGCTCCTCGGCGGTGACTGGGCTACACCCTTCGACGCTGACGCCGCGGCTCTCATGGAAGATGAGGACGACGACGAATGATCCAGCTGGTGGTCTACTACCGCAGCGAGGGGTGGCGATGTTTCCAGGTACCTCCCGACTCTGGCTGGCGAGTCGACATCACCCACCGACAGCTCATCGTCGGGCACGGAGTACCTCGAATCCATATCCCCCTCGACAACGTTCTCTACTACGAAGTGGAGCAAATACATGCTCGTCCTGAACAGAACCTCGTTCGACTCCATGGAGCACGCGCTGACGGTGAGCCTGCTGAACGCGACCTCAGTGGACGTGGGGGAGTGGCACGCCCAGTCGACGGAGGGCAACCCGCTGCTGGTCACCAAGGAGCTCCAGGATGTCATCTTGGAGATTGCAGTACCCCGGCAGATGACCGAAGCCCAGGACGTATTCCGACCCAACCTTCCATGGGCTGAAGCCCACTTCCAGGAACGGCTCGACCCCGACTGCCCCAACCCCCCGCCGTCGCATGAGCTCTGGCCTTGGGCCCATGCTACCCACCAGAAGGGTGAGCAAGGTGAGTTCAGCCACACCTACCCGGAGCGATACTGGCCCAAGTTTGCTAACGTCGGTGAGACGAGGCCTAATGGGCGCCAGGTCTTTGTGCCTCACAATGGCATCCGATATGAGTACGGGGATCTTGGCGATCTGGTGGCCATGCTTCGGCGGAATGGGAATACCCGCCAGGCCTATCTCCCGGTCTGGTTTCCAGAGGATACTGGCGCAACTCACGGCGAGCGCGTCCCTTGCTCACTCGGCTACCACTTCCTTATCCGAGAAGGCCGGCTGTCATGCCGTTACTACCTCCGGTCCTGCGACTTTGTCAGGCACTTCCGCGACGACGTCTACCTGACCGCCCGACTCATGCAGTGGCTCACGGAGCAGTTGCCGGGGGTCACGGTCGGGCGGCTCAACATGTACATCAGCAGCCTCCACATCATGTCGGGGGATGAGTTCAAGCTCAAGAGGGAGTTGGCCAGTGCCAAGGGATGACTGCGAGAACTGCGGCAACCGTATCGAGGTAATGATCTTCCGCGGAGAGGGGCATTGTAGTGAGCTCTGTCGAAAGGCCCTCCAGGGACGAGACGCTGATGGCGCTCGCGATGGTGTGGGCAAGAAGAGGAACGTGCGGAAGACTGCAAGTCGGGGCGGTAGTAAGCAGGGAGGGAAGAAGCCTCGTAAGCGGGTATAACGGCGCACCCGCAGGGCTTCCTCACTGCGTTCACGATCCTGAGGATTCAGGGGGATGCGATGTTTCGATGCATGCAGAGGCGAATGCGATAGCATATGCCGCTCGACATGGGGTTCGCCTGGAGGGCGCAGAGATGCACTGCACTGATTCGCCCTGCCTATCGTGCGCTCGCCTGATCATCAACGCCGGCATCAATCGCCTCGTATACGCCAGGGAGTACCGCATTACCGACGGCGTTAGACTACTCCAACAGGCGGGGTTGACAGTGGAGTTCCTACCGAATATGATGGATCCATGCTAGGCGATATCCGCGACGATCAGTGCACCAAGTGCAAGCTCCATCAGACCGCGGAGAACGTCTGCATCACCGGCACTGGCCCTCGAGATGCGAAGGTCATGGTCGTTGGCCGCATGCCAGACTCGAGGAGCTACCGTGAACAGATGGCTACGACGCTTTCCGAAGTGGGCATTGATCCCGCTGGGGTGTTTTTCACTTCTGCTGTCAAGTGCCGTACGTTCGATCAGGACGTGTCGACGGCAGACATCAAGGCTTGTCGAGAGTACCTCGACGCTGAGATCGCCCTGGTCAAGCCCGACTTCGTCATCACTCTCGGAAATGAGGCTCTTACCGGAGCAACTGGGCGATCAGGGATTACGAAGTATCGTGGTCGCCCCATCGAACGAGAAGGCTACACTGTTCTTCCAACGGTTTCGCCTGCCGCGGTACGACGTAATCCTGGTCAGACGCAAGGATACCTAGCTGAGCTGAGGTCCTTCGCTAACAAGATCTCTGGTATCGAGGGCAAACTAGGCAAACCCAAGGTAATCGTAGTCGATACACCGCGCAAGGTCAGGGCCGTCTATCGCCTGTTCGAGCAGGCTGCGGAGATGCACTATGACATCGAGACGACGATGGGTGATGAGTTCCGACCGGACTCTCGCATCATCTCCTTCGCAGCAACGATGGTATTTGCGGATGGCAGTACGAAGTGCGTGGCGATACCACTATACCATCCTGAGAGTCCGTTCCGACGATCCTGGCGATCCGTACTTCGTTACCTTGCTCCGGCACTCCAAGCGGTACCCAAGCAGATCGCGCACAACGGCAAGTTCGACGCGCGGTGGCTCCGTCACTTTGGGGTCATGGTACGAGTTACGTTCGACACCATGCTTGCCCAAGCACTACTTGACGAGAATCGTCAGAAGGGGCTCAAGCCTCTCGGAGTCAGTCGACTAGGGGTTGACCCCTGGGGCGTCGACAAGGCGAACTTGCTCGCGATGCCCCTCCGCGAAGTCCTCGAGTACAACGTCCTCGACACCTGGTACATGCGGCACATCTACATCCAGCTCAAGGCTGAGCTCCAGCAGAATCCGCGCCTGCTCGCCATCTTCCGCTACATCACCACCAACGCGAACAACGACCTCATCGACACTGAACGACGCGGGGTGTGGATCGACGTCGACCGCCTCAAGAAGCGCAAGCCTGAGGTGCAGATCAAGCTCGACGAGATCGAAGCCAAGATCATGGAGTGGGTACCTGACCGCGATTCCACACCTACTTGGCCGACCGACTCTCGAGGGCGCAAGGTGGCGGTGAACTTCAACGCGAGTAAGTTCGCGCGGTGGTTCCTCTTCGATCACCTCGAGATGCCCGTCCTAGCTCGAGGGAAGAACAAGCCCAACGGTGATCCCGGTGACCCCAGCATGGCTGAGGACGTCATGCTGCAACTGCGCGACGACATCGGGCACCCAGTGATCCAGCTACTACTCGACCGAAGCTGGTGGTTCAAGGCACTCTCTAGTTTCTTCAACGCCTACGAGGAGCTGGTAGATGATGAGCACCGCATTCACACTACGTTCAAGCTTGCAGGTACTGTCACGGGTCGGCTTTCGAGTGGAAAGGCTGACGAGGACAAGATCACTCAGCGGACAAGTAAGAGTCGCGGCGTCAATCTCCAACAAGTCCCTCGAGATCCTCTTGTCCGAGGGCTCTTTGGCGCCCCTCCTGGTTGGACTTGGGTGGAAGCTGACTTCAGTCAAATCGAGCTACGGATTGTTGCCTACATCGCCAGGGTGGATCGTATGCTTAGAGCGTACGCCACAGGCGAGGACATCCACCTCGTCACGACCGCGTCCGTCACGGGCCTCCCGATTGACCAGATCACCAAGGAGGTCCGTAAGAAGATCGGCAAGCCGGTCAACTTCGGCTTCATCTACGGCATGGGCTGGCGCAAGTTCATCTACACCGCGTTCAACAACTATGGGGCAGTTTTCTCCGAAGCTGAAGCTCGAGCATACCGTACTCGGTTCTTCGAACTCTACCCCGAGCTTCTATCGTGGCATGCGAGACAGCGCTCGCTGGTCGAGAAGTATGGCCGAGTCAGCTCTCCTATCGGCAGAATTCGACACCTCCCCGACATCCGCTCTGCCGACGATGGAGTCCGACATGAAGCGGAACGTCAGGCGATCAATAGCCCGGTACAAGGGTTCGCCTCTGACATGACACAGCTCAGCATGGTGCTGATCAACCGCAGGGCGCGCAAGGATAACATGCAGGATGTGGTTCGATGCGTCGGGTCAGTTCACGACGCGCTCAACTTCGAGATCCGTGACGACGCCGTGGGGTATGCCCTGCCGTTGATCAAGGATACGATGGAGAACCTGCCCTTCAAGAAGCTCTTCGGGATCGAGGTCGATGTCCCGATCATCGCCGATCTGAAGGTGGGTACTCACTGGGGCGACGCAAGAGAACTCGAGGCCGAAGAGGTCTACGCATGGGCAAGCTGAGAATGAGGTATTTGACTCGACGTTGTGGAATCTGATAGGGTAAAACCCACTGACCGAGGGAGCAACTGATGCCGGCTTTGTATGCGCTCGATGATGGTACTGCCATCTCGACGAACAGCATGCTGCAGACCTTCCGGCGTTGCCCGAAGAAGGCTGACTACAAGTACCACCAACGCCTCAAGCCAAAGGTCGTCGGCACGCCGCTGTATCGGGGGGTGTGGATGCACTCCCTGCTCGAGGCCTACCACGGCGGGCAGGACTGGCTCGATGTTCACCGGGAATACGTGGACAAGTACGACCAGCTGTTCGACGAGGAGAGGGAAGATCTCGGCGATCTGCCTCGCGAGTGCCGGCGACTGATGAAGTCGTACATCTGGCACTACGCCGAGGCGGGTGACTGGGAGGTCATCGACGTCGAGGTCACGATCGAGTGCGAGTTCCCCGATGGCAGCATCTTCCGCGGCAAGGTCGACGCCATCATCAGATGGAACGGCAAGCTCTGGTTCGTCGACCACAAGACGCACAAGCGGATGCCTGACTTCACGTTCCGACTACTCGACACTCAGTCCGCCCTCTATCTCAAGGCGGCCGAGCTGAACGGGCTGGATGTCCAGGGCTTCATCTGGAACTACCTGATCACCAAGCCCCCGACAGTACCGAAGCTCGTCTACGTCGGTACCTCTCGCGAGCGCTTGAGCACGCGGGAAATTACGACTGACTACATCACCTTCCGCGCTGCGCTGAAGAAGTACGGGATCGACCCGAGCGAGCACGCCGAGACCCTGAGGTATCTCAAGGCCATGCGGTACAAGCCGGGTGAGCCGCAGCTCTCGCCATTCTTCTACCGGTCGATCCTCGAGAAGTCGCCGGAAGTGCTTGACCGCGTCTTCGCCGAGAACTTCCACACCGCACGACGGATGCATGCCTACGACTTCACGGGCGACGACGTCGAGAGGGTGCCCAGCCAACGCTGCACCTTCGACTGCCGTGAGTACAAGGACATTTGTTCCATCGAACTTCTCGGCGGGGACACGCGCCTGCTGAGGAAGCAGAAGTACCGAGTCGGCGATCCGCTCGAGTACTACGAGGACAGGGCGGGCGAGAGGCCCGACCAGGAGGAGGTAGGGTAATGCCACCAGAAGGGTACCAAGGCGAGGACGGCTTCGCCGACAACGACGGGCCGAAGATGGCGGGAGTCGCCAAGATGCCGAGTCTCCGCGACGACCCTTGGATTCTCAAGGAGAACCGCACGCTGGCGCTGGTCAAGGCCTGCGAGACGACGCGCGAGGGTGACGACGACCACGCCATCATCGCTCGGGCCGGCCGGTTCCTGAACTTCCTCCAGGAGGGGCAGTGACCGAGAAGGACAAGGAGGCACCGTACGGCCGCTACGCCAGCGGTCGTCCGAGGCCGAAGCCCGTGAAGAAGAAGCAGGGCAAGGGCTGGGGCACAGTCAAGTACTGGCTGATGATGAAGTGGTGGTCCAAGGCCATCGAGCGGTGGCGCAAGGGCAAGGTGCTGGTCGAGGCCTCACCGAGTCGCCGCGCTGCCCTGCGCCATCACCGGGTGGGTGTGGAAGGGCACGCCAAGTCATCACTGGCTCAGCGGCGCAAGGCGCCGGCGCGATTCTTCACGCATCAGTATTCCTGGCACCCAGGGAAGGGCTGGGTTCTCGAGGAGCGCAACCCACCGGGCGTCTCGCTCGCTGAGCGGCGAGCCAATGGCTAGAGTCTCGGGATCGATCGACTACAAGGCCATTGCCGAGAAGATGATCACCACACCCTCGGCGCAGAAGAACAAGCGCAAGCCGAAGTGGCTGATCTACGGCCGCAACAAGAAGGGCAAGACGTTCTTCGGCTTGACGGTCAACAAGATGCCGGGCGAGAAGATCCTCGTGATCGACCCGGAGCACGGCACCGACCACTACGTCAAGCAGGATCCGAAGGTCTGGCACGTCGGCAAATGGGAGGATCTCGACCCCGTCCTCAAGTTCCTCGAGTCGGGTGACCACGACTTCACCTGGGTGCTAGTCGACGGACTGACGCGAATCTCCAAGATGGCGCTGCACTACGTCAAGGGGATTCGCCAGGACCGGGCGCTGACCGACAAGCCCACGATGATCGACCGGCGCGACTACGGTCGTGCGGGCGAGCTGATGATCGAGTTGCTCGTCCGCCTACACAACCTTGACATGGGGGTGATCTACACCGCACAGGAACGACAGGTCGAAGCGGATGAGAGCGAGGAAGATGAGGATGTGGAAGGCCTCGCCTCCTGGTTCGTCGCCGATCTGCCGAAGGGCGCTCGGGCCATGGTCAACAGCCTGGTCGATGTGATCGCCCGCATCTACGTCGTGAACGTCGAGCTGACCTCAGGCAAGGTAGTCCGGCAACGCCGGCTCTGGCTCGGGGTTAGTGAGAGGTACGACACCGGCTACCGCTCAGAGTATGAGCTGCCGGACATGATCAAGAACCCGTCGGTGGAGAAACTACTGACGGCCATCAGGACCGGGACGGTCCCGACAAGGAGAAAGGCTAGCTGATGGCGAAGGACTCAGTAACCCTCGACTTCACTAACGTGAAGGATGGGGCGAAGTTCAGCAAGAAGCACTTGCCCGCCGGCGACTACAAGGCTCGAGTCAAGAGCTACGAGAAGACCATGCCGAAGGACAAGAACGACAAGACGCCGATGTGGCTCTTCACCATCGAGCTGGTCGACAAGCGCGGCGCCTCCTACCCCTACTACTGCAAGCTCCAGGAGAACCAGCTCTGGAAGATCCGCAACCTCTTCGGCGCCGCGGGCATCACGATCCCGAAGAAGCGGGTCACCCTCGACCCCAGCCGCATCGTCGGCAAGATCATCGGGGTCACGCTCGAGGACGAGGAGTACGAGGGCAAGATGCAGTCGGTGGTCGACGCCGTGATCCCGGCCAGTGAGGTCGACGGCACGGTCAGCGCCGAGGACGACGAGGACGAAGAGACCGACGACGAGGCCGATGACACCGAAGACGACGACGAGGACGAAGACGAGGACTCGGGCGACACCTTCGATGGCATGGACCGCACCGAGCTGAAGCAGTACATCGCCAAGAGCGAGCTCGGCATCACGGTCAAGAAGTCCATGAGCGACGACGACATCCGCGAGCTCATCCGCGCCGCGCAGAACGAGGGCGACGACGAGGACGAGGAAGACGATGAGGAGCCCGAGGAGGCTCCCAAGGCTCGGAAGAAGAAGAAGGCCCGCGCCGCTTCTGACGACGAGCTCGAGGAGCTGGAGATCGACGAGCTCTAGCAGATCGGCCTTGACAGGTCGCAGCGAGTCATGCGATGATAGCTAGGCATCGCTGCGCAGGCGCGGCCCTTGCTCGACTTCATACCAACCCCTCGGTCGGTCGGGCAGGGGCCGCGGCCTTGTCAATGCGCCCCTCGAGCGCGATAGGAGATAGCGATGGCGCAACCAGAGTCAAGACTGAGCAGGCAGATCATGGCCGCCCTTCGTGCTGCCGGGTACTTCTGCTTCAAGGTCCACGGAAGCGAACACATGATGAGCGGGCTGCCCGACATCATCGTCTGCGCGGGCGGTGCATTCGTTGGCCTCGAGACCAAGATGCCCGACAAACGCACCAACACATCGGCCCGCCAGGAACTCGTCCACACCCAGATCAAGCACGCCGGTGGTGTGGCTGGGGTAGTCTGCTCCGTAGCTGAGGCGCTTGCGGTCGTGCAGGCAGCGGAAAGGCGAGTGAAACGTCGCCGCGCAGAAGTTCAAACGTCTAACGGCATCGAGGACCAAAACTGATGTTCGCACCAAAACAGACACAGCGGAGGTAAACGGCCATGCAGCCATGTCAGGTACACGACGAGCACCGCCCCCATCCCCTACGCACGGTGGAACACCATATCCAGCCCCAGGCGATGGGCGGTCCGGACACGCTGGAGAACAAGGTCTGGACCTGCGACACTGGTCACTACAACATCCACCGTCTCATGGGACAGATCGAGACGCAAGGGCACATGGCGGGGCACGAGGGAACCGCCCGCGAGCGGGTACTGGCCCAACAGGGTTATGCCATGTGGGTCGATGCCGGCAAGCCAGGGACGTTCGTGTTTCAGCTGGGGACGATGCCGAGCGAATGAGTTATTCCCTGCAGTGCAGGTATGCCCGCTTGATATGACGCATCGAGCGGGCATATCTTCGTCGATTAGGGTTGATCTGGGACGCCCTCACGGCGCATCTCGTCGCGCTCGAGGGGCGCGCATGCGAGGGGCGACACACCAAGAAGGAGAAGGGATGAACACTAAGAAGAGCGAACGCCAGAGCCGGCGGCGCCATTCAGGATATGTCAAGAAGGAGGCATGCGAAGGATGCGGAGCTGCCGAAAACCTTACCGTAGATCATGACCATCAGTGTTGCCCGCCGACCAAGCCGGCTACTTCTTGCGGGAAATGCGTGAGGGGTACTCTTTGCCGCGGATGTAACTTGATCCTGGGCTACGCCAAAGACAACCCTACCCTCCTCAGAGCCCTCGCCGATTACCTCGACAAGGGATGAGGAGGGCCCTTGGGTTGCTCAGTGACCGGGTCCGCAGTACTTGTCAATAGCCCACTGGGTGCCCTGCGATCTCCAGTAGTTGCACTGGCTGTCTTGACCGCTGTCGAAGGCGAGGAATGCCCCGATGGTCAGGGCGGTGGCGATGATCGCCCACACCAGCGTCGATACGAAGCGTCGCCGCATCACTCCCCTCCCTCGGCGCCATCGGCGAGCCCGCCGATCTCCTCGTGCCAGTCGCTCCAGTTCGGCTTCTCCAGGCCCAGGACATTCGGGTTCACCTGGTGGTACCCCTCGCATCCGATGAGGACGTAGCCGTCAGCGTCGAGGACGTGGGGCGCGTCGTCGTTGATGTTGGGGATGCGGCCGCACTCGGCGCAGGCCACGGACTGCCATGCCCGGTACCTCGTGTCATCGTCAGGGCCCTTGTCCCCGATCGTCTTGGCGAGGTACGCCGCGAGATAAATCGCGTCCTCCTCGCGCACGGTGAATATCGCCATGTCTTCCTCCCTCGGTCGCGGCGAATTGCCGCATACAGGGATTATGGCATGACCGGCGACAGAAGTCAAGGCGCGGCGCGCCGAGGGCAACACCGCGCCCGACCCAGCTAGATCAGCTGTTGGACTTCCAGGTCGCGTACTGCCTCTTGAGCTTCCGGACCTGTCGAGAGTCAAACCGGTACCGCCCTTCGCTGGTGTGGGCGATGCCCGTCTGACGGAGGAAATACCGGAGTCGTTTCGGCTCGACTCCCATCTCCTCGGCGACCTGGCGCGTTGTGAGCGTCATGGTTGCCCCCTTTCCTGGGCGGCGCATAGGGGAAGGTGCAGCGCCGATATGTAGATCATCGCATAGGGTATGGACTGCGGCAAGGAACGTTGGAGTAAACGACCGGCGCGCCACTTGACAAGAGTGATATGTTCTGATATGACCCAAATACAACCGTTGGCATACACACCACGAAGCCCGCCGAAGCGGGCCCGTGGTGATGGGTTAGGCGAGATCTTCGAGGTCAAGCTCCAGGTCTTCCAGCGCCGCGAGCTCCTCGTCGCTGGGCTCATCCTCGTCGTCCATCGTCGCCTCGGCCCGGAAGGCTTCGAGCTCTTCCTCGGTGTCATCTTCCACCACCGGCGCGGCGGGCTTCTTGCTGCGCTTGGGCTTGTCCTGAACCTCGACCTCGAACTGCTCGGTCTTGGTCGCGCCGTCGCGGGGCTTGCGCCACCCGAGGAACTGCTTCTTCAGGGGCTCGAGGTCCTTCGTGCTGAACTCGTACCGGCCTCCCTGACCCACCGGCTCGACCGTGCATGCGCTGCTCCGCAAGAACCGGCGGAACGTCTTGGCGTCAGTGCCAAGTTTCGTTGCCACCTGCTTCGCGGAGAGTGTGGACTGCTCTGCCATGTCCCGCTCCCCTCGATCCTCACCGCGCTCCGTGCGCGGTGATAGGTCTATCTTGCCACTCCCGTGAGGCGATGTCAAGGCGGGCGCGCCGGGGGCGGGTGACACTTTGCTTACCCCTGCGATAGCCTCCAGCGGATTGAGTTTGCCGGGGCCGGTGATGCGCCACCGTCCGCGGTCAACCTCGTACCGGGCATCCCCTTGGCTCCAGGGCTCTGCATCCTGAGCATTGTCCCAGAGCACCCACACAGTATCTCTCGACTGTCTCATCAGCGTGCCGAGTCGCACGCCCCGGCCCCACCTCCCATACTTGTCCAGGCACATCGCTATGCGACTGCCGCGTTGCACTCCGTTGAGTCGGTATGACGACCGCTCGCTCAGCTCGGCCAGTCGACGACGAGCTCCGGGTCCACCTCGACCCATCACATCCCCCGCTTCTGGGTGATGTACCGGTACAACCAATACACCCGCTCAGCTCGGTCATTGAGGTAGCCGAGAGCGCTGTTGCATGGCCCGCACAAGATGCCTCGAACCTTGCCAGTGTCATGGTCGTGGTCGATGTGCAGTCGTTCAGTAGAACCGCAAGCTTCACACTTCTTCGGGAGCTTCTCCCATTCTTCTTCTGTGAGCTTGTACCGGCGAAGCGTAGCGAGGAAGCGATAGCACACCTTACAGATGTTTTGGTGGCTACTAGCATCTGAGTCGCCACGAGACTTCTTCATCTCGATAAGTGGTTTTACTTCACCGCATCGGCGACACTGTCTCTGTCGACTTCGATCCACTTCCCGTTCACCTGCCTCCCCTTGAGCCGGCCGTCGCGCAGCATGGCGCGGAGGCGCTTGAGATCAACCCCAAGGATTGCGGCAGCGCGATCGGGCGTCATCATATTAGCCGCCTGCGCTTCGTCGATGAGGGTGGCTTTGGGAGGCTCCTTGATGAGCCGAAGTTCGCCCGCTGCATATTCGAGCACTGGGATGACTGTGGGCTCATCGCGCCCCAGGAACTGAATCTCGAGGGACACGCCCTCGGCGCGCACCACTCGGCCCTGCCGCAGGAACACCCCGGGCAGATGCCACTCGACCCAGTCGCCCGGGTTCACTTGAAACACAGCTCGTTGGTGTGGAGGATCTTGTCTGGCGAGGCGGCGCTCTTGCCGCATAACTCGCAGTACCAGACTACCCCTGACTCATCCATCCCGCACTGCGGGCAAACGTAGCCCTGGTCGCCATCTTCACTCTCAAACTGCTGCGGTGCCCCGTTGAAGGAGCATTCGTTGCAGTGGATGTACATCCGACCCCCTCGGTCGTGTCGAATATGGGATGCTATCACTCCGCCGTCTCGGCGTCAAGGCGCTTCCGCAGTCGTTCTCTCTTCTTCTCGAGACACCATGCGCAGATGAGGACATGGCGGTTGCGCTTCTTCGACCACACCCTGGAGGGCGGGCCCATGTTGCCGCACCGCGGGCAAGTGACGAAGTGTCGGCGGCGGCCGAGTGCGTCGGTAAACATCAGGCTTCCCCTCGAGCTCTCCGTGAGTCATAGTCCTGGGGCTGCTGCTCACGGATCAGATCCGCTCGAGCGAACATCCCGTCGATGTAGAGTTCCATCAGGGCGAGGCATCTCACCAGCTCGTTGATCTGCTCCAGCAGCCAGATGGTGCGCAGCAGGGCGAGGATCATCGCATGACCTCCACTGCCATGTGTAGCGCGGAGGCGAGTCGCTCGGCTTCCTCGAGCGTCAGCCGCGAGGAGAGGGTGACCGCCCCGACCAGCTCCACCCCCGGCTCCCCGATCGTTAGCTTGAGTTCCCTCGAGTCGCGGAGCGCGTCGACCCTGACCTCGTGCCCGTCCTGAGTGGCGATGATGAGTGCCATGACTAGTTCTCCCCGATCTCGTTGGCCTTACCACCCAGGTCGACTGACTGGGCAGCGATCCGGCCCCGTTCGGCACCGGCAGCGGAGTGGCGGTATTCGCGGTACTGAATCTTCCGCGGCTTCATCCAGTTGTGCTCGCGGCAGTACCCTGAGCTCGCCTTCTTGCAGCGTGCGCAGTTGCCTCCTGGGCCGCCCGAGGGGCCGATGGCGGTGGCTGCCGCGGGGGCGGGGCGCAGATTCGGGTACTTGCCGTAGAATGCCTCCTTGACGGCTTCCTTGCGGCTCGCGAGCTCGATCGCGCCATCACCATGGGACTGCCGCATGCGCCGGAGGCGAGATGCAGCCTCGTACTGGAAGGCCTGTTCGTAACTGGCGCGGAAGTCGCTGACCCGGTTGGAGTGACCGAGCAGGGGCGCGGGGTCCTCACCGATGCTGGTCGCCCACTGGGCGAAGAGCCGGCGCGCCTTGGATCGGTGAGACTTGTCGTTGATGCCCCAGAGAGCCTGCGCGATGCGGCCCCCTTCCCATCCCGCGGAGCGCATGATGTAGGCGTTCTCCGCGTCGCTCTTGGCGGGATTGACCCTCGGCTCCATCTTCGAGGCGAAGGCCAGCGAGAAGGCGGTGAACAGCATCTCCGCGTAGCGCAGGTCGCTGTCGTAGCCGCAGGCATCGACGATGTACCAGGGCTCCCCGTCGCGGATCTCGGTGCCCCGCGTCGTGGTCGCCATCGCGTCGACGTGCTGGAGGCAAGCACCGAGCAGATAGCGGTAAACCTGGTAGTACTGGGTCGAGATCGGCGCGGCGAAGATCGTGCGCCACTTCGGGACGATGTTCGCCTTCTGCTCCGGCGTGCCCAGCTCGGTGATGCGGTACTCGAACATCAGCGCCTCGGCCTTCGTTCGAGCCAGTTCCGCTTCAGCCGTCGGCGTCTTCGGGTGGTCGGCGAGTGCGATCAGCGCCTGAACCTTGCGCAGAATCGCGTCGAGCTTGTTGTCGTTCATTTCCCTCTCCCTCGGTCGGTGGTGCATCGCATATAAAGATGCTATCGCACTGGTGTGGACCAGTCAAGGCTCCCTGAATATTCGCCCTCCATCTCCTTGACAGCCTCGTCGCTGGGCGAGTAGTCATCCTGGGTGATGATCCGCTGTTTGGCGCAGTCCGTGCACGTCAGCAGGATGTAGTCGCGGACCGTGACGTCGGAGACTCGGATGGTGCCGAGCAACTGCTCGATCACCTCCCCCTCGTCACCGCTGCCCTTGTAGCAGTCGTGGATGAAGAAGCTGCCGAAGATACCAACCGAGGGGTCGGGACCCTCCCAGCTCCACTCGTCGTTGAAGGTGTGGATCATGGTGTCACCAACTTCGGCTCGGTGCTGACGATCTCCGTGAGCTGCGCACAGAGCTCTGTGTCCTCGTCGCCGATGCGGTCCTTGATCTCGACCAGCTCCCCCAGGGCGTCGACGATGTCGTCGAGCAACGACCCGCTGATCTCGTACGCGGGCGAGTGGTGGTTGGTCATGGGGTGAGACTGGGTCTCGGCGTCGTAGCAGGTGTCCTCGCCCCACACCTTGTCGATCCAGAGCTTCTCCTCGTCTCGCCTCTCGGGCTCGGGGAAGAGCTCGAGCCGGCAGTGGATGCAGATCATCGGATCCCCCTCTGCTTGCGGATGTTGTCGCGCTCGAACTGAGCGACCCGGCGATTGAGCCCCGTCATGACCGGGCGGCCGTCGACGAAGACTGCCCAGCTGTAGGCGTCGTCGCCACCGTACTTGCGGATGGTAACTCGAGTGGTCATCGCTTGATCCCCCTGATCTTGTCGCAGCGCGGGCAGTAGTTCCGGAAAGGTCCGCGTCCCGAGTACTGGTAGCGGAAGAAGGAGTGGCATGACCGGCACCAGGCGGTGATCCGGCGCGGCCCCTTGCGCTGCGTCACGGGGTCACCTCCACCGTGGCGCGGGGGCCGGCGATGATGTGGACGAGGGAGGGGTCGGTGACGATGCGACCCGAGCGGAACTTCCCGACCGGCCCGTGGGTCAGCTCGATCGTCACCCGCGTCTGGCGGAACTCGACCACCCGGCCGGTGCTGCCGCGGAGGTAAGTGGGGCGAACGTTGTCGTTGAAGGCGACCAGCGTACCGGGCTCCAACTTCCCCATCATCTCGGCGCGTGAGCGGGCGCGCAGTACCTTGTAGCGCTTCGACAGCAGCTCGTTGATGTCCTGCAGATCCTGTGCGGTGGCGTGCTTGGTGATGAACTCCATCACCTCGTCCTTGGTCATAGCCGTTCCCCTCGGTCGGCCGCCCCCTTGGCGGCGATATAGAGACTCTATATGACTGGAGTACTCTAGTCAAGGCATCCCGCCAAGGGGGCCGAACAAAGTTGTACCGGCGAGTAACTTACGAGAAGATGACCCGCCCAAGAAGGATCACGGCTGACACGAAGATGAACATCAGCGCGGCGAGCACGACCACAGTGGCCGAGTACGCCAGTACCTCGATGAACCGCGAGGGCTTCGGGTCTCCACACACCGGGCAAGTTCGGGGGTCGAGCTGCTCCTCAGTGGGGTCGGTCATGTCTTCTCCCCCTTCTTGTGCCGGCGCTCCAGCTCGCGTCGGGCGCCTGGGTCGCCCTCTGCGGCCATCTTGACGATGAGCTCCTGTTGGCGCTTCGCCGCCAGGGCCCGCTTCTTCCCCTGCACGATGGGATCGACAGCGCGGCGTTCCCGTCGGTGCGCCTTGGCCTCCTCCCATTTGCTACTGCCCATCATCACTCCCTGGGCACTGGGTGCCGAACGCCTCGCTGAGCGGTGCGGAGCAGGCCATGCAGCCATACACCGCGCCCTCCTCGGCGGCTGCTCTCTTGTCGGGGTCGACTACGACGACTGGTTCGCCCTCGAGCCCCGGTAGAACTTCGACCGGCGTGAGTACGTGCATAATCCATTGGTGCTGCCGGACGGCAGTCTTCATCGGTGGGCTCCGTTCCGAGCTAGGTCCTCGCTGCATCCACATACGGTGCAGCGCGGTCGGGTGGGGTCTTGCGGTACGGGCGCGTTCTTGAACGCATGGTGCCTAGGGAAGTACCGGAACTCAGTCGGTCGTCGGCAGTATGGGCACCAGCGGTGTGGGCGGTCACCTCCCTCCATGTCGAGCAACTTGCCCCAGCTCCACTCGACGATCCGCGTCTCCTGCTGCGGACCGCTGGGCGTCTGGACCATCTTGGGCTTGCCGTTCTTCGTCACCTTCACCGTGCGTGTCGGTGGACCGAAGGCGACGCGGCGGGACACGATGACCACATCGTGCACCCCGGGCAGATACTGCTTGAGCACCGCATAGGCGTCACGGTAATTCGCCGCACTGGTTCTCGCCCATCTACCATGCGGCTCGCGCTGCACGTACACATAGAAGGGATCGCCCAGCGCTCGGGCTGCGGGCGGAAGCTTGGGCGCCTTGAGAAAGTACGCCTTGTAGATGGGGTCACTGAGCAGCCGGCGGATGTCGATCATACCTCGACCGCCCTCTCCATGATGACCTGGTAGGACTTGGTGCCCACCTTGACGATGGGCTGCGCGAGTCGATAGCCCTGGGCGCCTGCGCGGTCGAGTAGCTTCTGGAGCTGCCCCCAGTGATCCACTCGCTCGACGATGTAGTCGTACTTCGTCACTCCGTCTCCCCCAGCGCGCGTACGATAGCATCGCCGAGCTCCACGACCTCGTTGCGGTTGAACGCCGCGATGAGCCGCAAGCTCGGGCCCTCGGTGTGGGTGGGCCGCGCCGGTGTACTGCGCACCAGCAGGAACGGTTTCTCCCCGTTCTCCGGGCAGTGAATCAGGTGTAGCATGATGTCCCCTCGGTTGGTGGAAGTATCGCCCCATCATCATCGCGCACCCCAAATAACCTGTCAATTACCCCAATCTCTGAGATCAATCCAATTGACCCGATAATCACCCGCATGATAGAGTCACTTCTACTTCACTTCACGACTTACCGAGGGAGCACCGCGTTGGCGATTCACTTGGGTCAGTCTCGACAAGACTTCGAGCGACGACTTGACCTCATCTCCAAGGCTTGGGGACCGAATCGGGGGTACGTCTTTCTAGCGTGGATCGACCGGGAGGAACAGGCCCAGTCCGGCACCCGCAAGGCGGGCTTTTACGAACACGCCTACCGCTGGCCGCAAGACCGCGAGAAGATCATCGTCGGCATGGAGGAGCACTGGATTCACGACGCCTACTGGTGCCCCTCAGTCTTCGAGTTCGACCAGCGCAAGACCGAGTACGCCATGGAGGAGTACGCCCTCTGGGCTGACCTCGACGAGGTCGACCCCGCGGGCATCGACGACTACCCGCCCACCATCGCCTGGGAGACATCCCCGGGCCGTTACCAGGCGCTCTGGATCGTACGCAACGGGGACATGCTGGGCGCGTCCTGGCCCGGCGGCGAGAACCAGCGCCTCACCTACCACATCGAGGCCGACAAGGGCGGGTGGGATACCACACAGCTTCTCCGTCTACCGGCATGGCCTAACCACAAACTGCACTACGTCAAGGACAACGGCGGTAACCCGCCGATGGGCCAACTCCTCTGGAAGGGAGGCCGCTGGTACCTGCCCGACGACTTCGAGGATCTCCCCGATGTCGGCGGCGCCGGCAACGTAGCTGAGGACATCGTCGAGGCCGAGATCGACAAAGTCGACCGCGACACCGTCCTGGGTCGGATCAAGCTCAAGCTACCCAAACACATCAGGGAGTACATCTATGCGCGTTCCACCGATGGGCAGGATAGAAGTTCGGTACTATGGCAGATTGAGAGATCTCTCGCTGACGTTGGTTGCAGTGCAATCGAGATTGTCGCCGTCATCCGCGAGCTCGTCTGGAACAAGTACTCTGGCCGTCACGACGAAATCCGCCGGCTTATCCTTGAAGCCAACAAGGCTGTTGATCAACGGCCAGATACTGACGCCGAGGACGATCGTGACATCGTCGCTGAGGCCGCTGAGAAGCCTGCACTCCAGAATCTCTTCACTATCGTCAGCACGGTCAAGCGCCCAGAATGGCTCGTCCAGAACATCTGGGCCCAAGGATCCTGCGGATTCATCGCCGGACAGCCCAAGTCCTGGAAGTCCTGGGTCGCCCTCGACTTCTGCCTCTCAGTGGCATCTGGCCGCCCTTTCCTCGATACCTTCACTGTCCTTCGACCGCGACCCGTGATCTACCTCCAGGAGGAAGATAGCGCAGCGCTGCTCAAGGACCGGGTCGAGAAGATGTGGCCCGCGAAGAATCAGGCCCGGTACGGTCTCGAGGGCGATGAGGTGTGGGTCGAGCCCCCGCCCGACACCATCCGCGCAGGCGAGGACCTGCCCATCCAGAGTCTAGTGAGGGCCGGATTCACCATCTCCGACGAGGGCTGGATGCACTGGCTCGCCGGGGTGCTCGAGGAGGGCTGCGACACCTGGGACGGTGGCTACGGCCTACTCTGCATCGACCCGCTGATGATGGCCGCCGGCGATGTGGAGGAGAATAGGGCTCAGGAGATGACCTCCAAGGTCTTTCGCCCGCTGAAACAACTCGCCGAAGAGTACAAGGTCGCTATCTGCGTCGTACACCACATGAGGAAGCAGGGTCAGGGGCAGGACGGGATCCGAGGGGGTCAGCTCATGCTCGGGTCCATGGCGAACCATGCATGGGCCGAGGACAGTCTATACATCACGCACCGCCGCGGGAAGCTACAGGTAGAGCACGAGAGCAAGCACGCCGAGGGTGGGAAGTACATGCTCAACGGCCTACGTAAGGCTGGGTGGCAGCCATCGGTAAGTCATAACGTGGAAACTTCAGGTGAGACTATGGGTGCGCCTGGAGCATCATCTGACGGGTCAGCCACTCGCGCGCGTGCCCGGAGGAATAAACCTCCGGCACTGACGGCGCTCGAGCAACTGGGCCGCGGATCACACACGACCCGCCGCGTAGCGCAGATGATGGGCGAAGACGCCACAAACGCACGAGCTCTCGCCCAACTGAAGCGGCTCGCTAGTCAGGGAATAGTACGTAGTCACAATAATCGGGAATGGTCACTGACTGGACGTGGGCCAGCGTAATCGGTCATCCAGTCATGCACTCATCGGTTAGTCTGCATTCATTCACCCCTAAAGGGTGATGATGCGAAGACTGACTGATGATGCGAGGATGACGACGAGACTTCACTTCGAGAGAAGGGTACGGGGGTAATGACGCAAAGAATACCTAGGGAGGTAAAGATGGCTGGAAAGCGACCAAGTCTGGGTCGGGCAGGGAACTTCGAGAAGCATGCGGATGCTGCAGGGCTCGTCGAGAAGGGTCGACGGTTCATCTGCTTGAGCTGCGTGCCGACTAAGAATCTGACGGCTGATGAGGTTCTGGGCAACGCGATCTCTGGCTGGTGGCACAAGGGTCATATCGGACACAAAGTCGAGGCGGTGTAAGGTGCCCAGTGACGAGGAGATTAGGTCGGTACTCAAGGAGATGAAGAGCGCGGCTGGGGTGGGGCACTCGGTCGAGAGCCTGGAGGTCTTCCTGCTCTTTCCCGACGAGTTCAGGAGGAACTATGCTGAGCTAGTGGCTAGGGCTCTCAAGGGGGCTGTTGAGGATCAGGCTGGGAGGACACTGGAGCGAGAGAGTGGGGTCGGGCGAGCGCAGGTGAGCTCTAAGTACAAGGGGAAGCGGGTTGGCGCTGGGGCTGGAGGGGCGGGGAAAAGGTACAAGAAGTTCTGGACGGTGAGGGATGAGAATGCGCTAGAGGTCAAGGCGAAGATTGATCGACGCTTGAGGGCGCTATCGAGAGACATCGTAAGGATGCTTGAGGTTCGTGAGGGGCTGGCGGTTGACGCTGCGAAGGTGACGACCTCGATGAAGTGTGCCGATTGTGGGCGGTTCTGTGAGGTCGGGTGGAAGTATTGTCCCGGATGCGGGGAACAAGTTCGCCTGGATGTGAGATCGAGGGCGCGCCGCTCGGGTGTGGAAGAGTGACTCGGACATTTCTTCCTGATGGAGCTTGAGATATACGGTGGTTTTCTTCAGGGTTTGAGATGAAGAGCGCTCTCCCACGGGTGAGGAGAAAACTCTTCCTGAGTATCCCACCTTCCTAGGGACGTAGACGCGTCGGAGTCTGGTCACGGAAAAGTATCGACGTCTAGGGCGGGAGGGTCCCAAAACCGATGTTATTACCAAACCGGACACAGCGGACATGACCTTCCAACGCACGCGTCGGACTGGGGTTCCGTCCGGGGCTCCGTGGGGGGCTCCAGGATCGAACGTGGAGGACCGGCAGGGATGCCCTGTATGCCAGCATTCCGCCTCGGCACGTCTCGACGCACGTCGCATCCTAGAGCCGCCCTAGTCAGGAATGACTAGGCTCAAGATAGTCAGCCGCGTTTGAACAAAAGCCTTGACGGGGGCGATGGGGAGGGATAGATTGATGGCATCAACGAATCGCACAGGGCGATTCAAGATCGAGGGGAGCCAGCAATGGCCGCAACAACGCTCACGACGACGGAACTCGCCGAGGAGATCGGGACGGACACCCGTACCCTGCGGAAGTTCCTGCGCGACTCGCGCGGCGAGGGGAAGGCAGTGGTCGGGAAGGGCGCCCGGTACTCGTTCGAGAAGCGCGAGATCCGGTCCCTGAAGTCGCAGTTCTCCAAGTGGCTCGCCGCACGGGAGGCCGACAAGGCGGACAAGACGCCCGCCGCGGACACGACGCCCGAAGAGGTCACCGAGGCCGAGTAGGGACGCAGCGCCCGAGGCCCCAGGAAACTGGGGTTCTCGGGACGTGTGTGTACAGGTTTAGACGTCCCGTGCGGAACTATCTCAAATCCTTCCGTGGGGGACAAAACGGACAGAGGACACATCGGACAAAATCGGACATTTTACCGACGCGCCGCCGGTGGATGCCGCGTGCGTGGCGCTCAGATCGATCCTGAGGCATGATCATCGGGACCGGGATAGTAGTACTATCCAACCCATGATCAACTCGCGCAGGACGCTTCTCAGGGCCGCGCAGGGGGAGAGGCGCTCAGAGCGATCCTAAGGAGATCAACATCTCGCCCCGTATGCCAGCATTCCGGGTCGGAACATCTTGCTCCTACGGCGATCTCAGCGTCGCGACGCCACGATGTCCGATTTGTCCCGGTATCCCTAGTCCTCGGTTGGTCCTTTTTGCCTATGCGGTACTACCTTGACGCGCCCCAGGGGCGATGGTAAGTTTATGGCATCGCACCAAGGGGGTGCGAATGACCGAGGGGAATGATCATCATGGCCGCTGCATCAATGACCACCGCGCAGGTCGCCGAGGCGCTCGACACCGACCCGCGCACGCTGCGCAAGTTCCTCCGCGACGACATGGGGGGCGGCAAGGCGGTAGTCGGCAAGGGGGCGCGCTACGAACTGCCCGGCGACAAGCGCTCGCTCAACGCGCTCGCCAAGCGCTTCACGAAGTGGGACGAGGCGCGCAAGGCGGACAAGGCGCCCGAGGCGCCCGCAACCGCCGAGACCGAGACAAACGAGGAGGAATCCGCGGAATAGGCGCCGCGCCTCACGCCCCCCACGGGGGGCGCTGAGGTGTGTTCTAAGGCGGCAACGCCGTCGCCCCGTATGCTAGCATTCCGGGAGGGGGTAACCCGCGCCTACGGCGCCGTGAGGGGGCAAGGATTCGAGGCAAGATCTTTTGACAATGTCCGATTTGTACCTTGACCCGCCTGCGCCGCGTTGGTAGGATCATCGCATGACGATGACCGAATCACCCGCCACCACCGCCACCGCCGACGCCATGCGCGCCGCATCCGCTCGCCGCCTCGCCGCTCGCGCCGAGTTCGTGATGAACGATCGCCCCGCTCGCCGACTGCCCCCGAAGTCGCGCCGCCACTCCGTCAAGCACCGCGCCATCCGATAACGAGAGGAAATGGACATCATGCCCACACGCGAGGAACTCGAGACAAAGCAGGCGGAGATCGCCGATCGCGGGAAGATCGACCCATGCGACACGATCGGGGCGATCTCGGTCATCGCGGACGCCTTCGACATTGACCCCTTGCAGGTCATCCGCGACATCAAGGGCGGTGCCCGCCGATTCGGGGAGGGATCGGTCGAACAGGTCATCCTCGACATCATCGAGATCTCTCAGTCCAATTTCGACATGGCGGTCAATGATCTCGAAGAGTTCTTTTCTCTCGAATCGGACATCGCCGCGCTCGACGACTGACCGCCCGCGACGGCGCCCTACGGGGCGCTGATCGCGCGTCAGGTAGGTGTGGAATGCTAGCATCGCGGCAGGGGGTAAGGTGCCTTAGGATCGATCCTAGGGGTCGTAAATTGCCTCGGCGAATGTCCGATTCGTGCCTTGACAATGCCGCAGGATCGGATAGGATCGTGGTATGACCACGAACCGATCGCTCGACCGCACCATTGACCTGCGCTTCGACCTCGACCTGGTCGACGGTACACTCGACCTCGCCTTCGGCGAGATCGCCTACCACCTCGCCGCGCTCGAGACCGAGTGCGACGCCCTCCTCCCGCTCTACGAAGGGTGATCTAGCATTTCCTGGCGGGCAGGCTAAAGATAGTTACTTCGGACTACTCCTCAGCCTTGACTTCGCCTCTTGGGCACGATAGAGTGAGGGCATGCCCGCACGAACCGCAACGACCGAAGGGACTACCACCATGGCACGCACCGCCGAGCAGGGCCACACCAAGAAGTGCATGGCTCGCGCCCTCATCTGCGCCATCGAGAACCTCCGCGACGACGAGAACCTCTCGGACATTGGGTTCGCGCTCGAGGTGCAGGACGGGACGAACCTCCGCTCCATCGCCCTCGACTACTACGACGGCCTGCTCGACTGCATCTGCCCGCCCTTCGAGTACAAGGTCCGGGGGTGACACCATGACCGCGACCCGCGTCTACCTGGGGCTGGCCCTCTTCCTCAGCCTCCTGGCACTCGCCTCCTTCCTGACATCCTGACCCTCACCGGGGGCTCCCATAGGGAGTCCCTGAGGAGCGTGTATAGGCGCCGGGGGCGTGTATAGGCGTATGCTGGCATACCCGATGCCCTGCGTCGAACTCAGGCGCGCAGGTTGCGATCCTTCGTGATGCATCATGGCGCGATGATGGCGAGGTGCAGGTGCAGGTGCAGGTAGAGGTGGTGCATATCGGACATATAGGATCCGGGGGCATATATGCCGGGGGCATATAGGAGGGATAGTAGGATAAGATGGAAACCGATCTGACATATCTCATCCTCATCCATAATTCGGACATAACGATACCGCATTGACATTGGCGAACCGCAATCCCATATCGGACATATGCGAACCGATGCCATAAGAAGGAACCGCATCCCCATATAGGACTGTCTTGTGTCTATCTTTGTCCGATTTTTTCCTCTTCATCCTTCCTTTCTGGAGACGACAAATCGGACATTGTTCCGACCCGCGCATTGAACCCCCCCGGTGGAATAAACCGCCCAAAACCGACCCCACACATTCCGGACCGTGGTACGTGCTGACTGTACACTGTTTTCCAAATGTCTCACCACGGTAAACCAAGTCACCTCGTGACCCGGAGGTACGTGCTGACTGTGAGCTCCTGTCCAAATGTCTATCCCACGTGTGCCTTACGATACTCAGGTTGGAACAAACTCATCAACTCGTCCGGCCCCGTGGCCCCTCATGAGTTCCTTGACAAATCGCTCCTAGAGATGATAGTCTTGTATCGTCGCACGAAGAGCCGCCTCTGGCGGCTTTTTTCTTGTCAAGACACACTGGAGGCGTACAATGGCCGTCAAGGGCATCCAGCTGGCTGTCGCCGCGACGGCCACTCGGCTCAGCCAGCCCGAGAACGACGCGAACACCGGCAACTCGGTCATCTTCACCAACCCCACACCCAAGAACCTCTACGTCGGCGGCTCCGGCGTCACCAACAGCACGGGCGGCAACCCCGGGGCCCTGGTGCCGGCGGGCTCGGTGATGAGCTTCGACCTCACCCAGAGCGACGACATTCTCTACGGATGTGTGGATACCGCCGACGCCGGCGCCGTGTTCCACATCCTGGTTACGGGGGTCTGACCATGGCTGGTCCTCGCAAGTCCGGCGGGGTCGTCACTCCCCCCGCTCCATCCACCGCCCACACCCACATCGAGGCCGATGTCACCGGCTTGACGACTGACCTCGCCGCCAAGGCCCCCGCCTCTCGCCTGGTGGCGGGGCTGGCGCTGACCGCCGACATCACCGTGAGCGCTCTGAAGACTGCTCTGGCCTTGGTGAAGGGTGACGTCGGGCTCGGCAACGTCGATAACACGAGCGACGCGAACAAGCCGGTCTCGACAGCCCAGGCCACTGCCCTCGCTAACAAGCTACAGTACAAGGGTGCCTGGGATGGCACGGCGACAGCCTACTCCACGAATGACGTTGTAAGTTCTGCTGGCTCGCTGTATCGAGCCAAGCGGAACATCGCGGCGCCCTCATCGACACTGACCTACAGGGGGTATGGGGTCAAGGCGGCTGGCACTGGTAACGGCAGCACGATCCAGGTGCCGCTGCCGGCCGGCTCGGTTGCTGGCGATCTCTGCATCGCCCTCTGGGGTGGTCCGCAGTCGGCTGGTGTTGCGCTGAGCGTTCCATCGCCCGCTGGGTGGACAATCTTCGGCAGCCGGCAGGACAGTAACATCAACAGCTGGATCTTTTCGTACCTGATGTATAGGACGCTGACAGCCACAGACATCACGAACGGCTATGTCGACGTCAGTAACCAGAGTTATCCGACCGGCTATGGTGACGCCGGCGTGATCTGGGTCTACGCATCCAACGCGAGCATTGACGCGGCGACGATCAGCCAGACTGGTGGTAGCGCGGGCACACTGACCTGGCCGTCCGTGACATCGACGCAGGCCAACGACGACATCTTGCAGGGCGTCGTTGGTGGCATCAACTCGACGCCGACTGGGTGGGACACGAGCGGGGCGTTCGAACGGAACACGACGTCGGGCGCGCTGGCTGGAGCAGAGTCTCCAGTGACTCGGGTAAGTGCCAGCGCGGGCGTACCGGCGCGGACGTTTACGACGAGCGGGGCGGCCCAGGGCTTGCACAACTGGTCGATCGCGGTCAAGGGCACATCTATCCCTAATACGCTAAATGCAAGTGACTGGGACCTCTTAGCTAACGGCGCATCTCTGACGGTTCAGGACGAGAACGCGAACGTCTCGACCGCCGTCACGCAGATCGACTTCCAGGGCGCCGGGGTCACGGCTACCGCCGGAACCGGCGAGGTCGTCGTCACCATTCCCGGAGGCACCACCACGACTTCTGGTCTGCTGTCGGCACGGCCGACCGCAACCGGGTCGAAGAACCTCTACTACGCGACCGACGTGCAGCAGGTCTACGTAGACACGGCTGCGGGGACGTGGTCCCCGCTGGCGCAGGCGTCCTACGACCCGCGCCTGTTCGCCTACAACACTTGGGCAACCCCGAAGCATCGTGCGGCTAATGCTCGTGCCCGCAACGCGGAGCAGACCGAGCATGTCCTTGGCGTCTTCGATTCGATCGGTGCTGGCTCTACCGGCATTTCAGGCAACCAGGCAACCAACTCCTGGCCTGGACGCGCCCGGACGCTTCTGGAGCAGAAGACCGGCGTCATAGTCGGCACCGGCATTGTGGAGATCGCATCGGCAGCTACGGGTGGCGGGGGGCAGCCTGTCGCTACGTCGGCCGGGTCGACGTACCCCTACGTCACGTCGAGCGGCCTGTCACAGTTCAGCCAGGGCGGTCTGTCCGGTTTCGCCTATACCAACAGCGCGGGCGGGACGCTCACGTTCGGCTTCCAGACGGTCGGCAGCAACGCGACGATCAAGGTCTGGTGCTACAACTACAACGGCAACTTCGCGTCCACGTCGGTCAGCCTCGACTCGGTGGGACAGACTGCCATCACCAAGGGCGCGACCGCTTCCAACGCCTTCTTCACCGCCTCCTACACGGTGGCGAGCGCCGGGAACCACACGATCGTCCTGACCTCCACGGCCGGCATGTACATCATCGGCTTTGAGGTAATCGAGAACACGACCAGCGGTGTCAAAGTCACGAACCTCGGCCAGGCGGGCCGCAAGACCAGCGACATCACCGGCCGCATCTCGGGCGCACTAACCGCCTACGCGCCTGACGTGACGCTCATCGGCCTCGGCACCAACGACATGTTGCAAGGTGTCTCCACCTCCACGTTTCAGACGAACATGCAGACCCTCATCACGGCCGCTCTCACGACGGGCGACTGCATCCTTGTCGTCCCACCCACGGACGGCAGCGGAAACAACAATTCGGCGCTCATGCAGTCCTACTCGGCCGTGTACTACGCCCTAGCGGACAGCAACAACATCCCGATCGTGGACATGAACAAGCGGTTGATCAACTACTCGACGGGCCTGCTCAACGACGGCGTCGGTCACCTGACGAACCGTGGCGCGTGGGAGTTCGCCGCAGCGGTCGGCGCTGTCCTAGGCCAGGCGGTCTGGCTCTAGCCGATCGGCCCGCGCACACGCAGGCGCAGCGGCTTCGGTCCCGCCTGGGAACCGTCTGTTAGTGCCCATTATCAGTGGCTGGATAGAGCTCAATCTCCATTGACAAGAGTAAACGATGGAGATAATATCTACTGCATGACGACAAGCAACGCAGTAGTCGCGGCTCGTAACTTCCTCATCAGGTATCAAAGAAGTACAAGAAGAGTTTACAAACTCGACCTGAAGCGATACTTCCGCTGGTGTGCGGCACAAAGGCTCGATCCGCTTCAGGTTACCCGGGTGGATTTTGACCGTTACGTTGCTCAGCTAAACCGAGAACCTCTAGCAGCGGCAACTAAAGCTCGCTTCATCGGTACTGTGATGGGCTACTACAAGCTTGCCCAGATCGACAACTTCATTACTAAGGATCCTACGATTGGCGTACGGCGAATCAAGGTGCCGAAGGACTCGCCAGTACTAGGGTTAACTTACCTCGAATTCGCTCGATACCTCAACGAGGCCTCTAAGCTTGGGCCTCAAGCTCATGCCCTCGTTTTACTGATGGGCATGATGGGTCTTAGAGTGAGCGAGGTCTGCGCAATTCAGATCCAAGACTTTCGAGAGGATCGAGGCCATCGCCTACTTTCGATAGTCGGCAAGGGTAGTAAGCCCGCAGTATGCCCCATACCTATTCCGGTGTGGCAGGTGCTACAAGAACTTATCGGCGATCGTCAGTCAGGGCCTTTGTTTAAGAACAAGTATCAACTCGACATGACTCCGATCAACGTTCGCCGAATCCTGAACAGAGTAACTAAGGCTTGCGGTATCACGAAGCGAATTACTCCACACTCACTGCGTCACACCTATATAACTCAGCTACTGGACGCTGGGATTCCTCTTCGTGACGTACAGATTGGCGCGAGGCATGCTGACCCTCGGACGACACTTAGGTATGATCGTAGTAGAGAACAGATCGACAAGCATGCCAACTACTCTCTCGCCATCAGGATGGCGGGTAACGTAGACTGAGAGGGTGGGCTTATGCCACACCGAGACCTCGTGACCGAGCTGCCGCCGAAGGAGCCGGTGTTTCGTTGGCGAGACATCGCGGTGGTAGTTCTCACGGTCGGCATGATCGGCATGATCTGGTATGTCGAGCACACTGTGATCCAGCTCAACAACGACAGCAAGGTACGCGGCTACAAGAACCGGGCCGCGGTCTGCGACTTCGTCAAGGAGTTCGCCGGAAACTTGCCCAGGACCTGCCACGATCCGGCGTTGACGCCGTATCTTGATCCGACGATCGTGCCGGGTGCGGGGGAGAGACAGAACACGACGCGGTTGCTTTGCCTGGTGCTGAAGAAGGTTGCGCCCGAGGTGAAGGACCCACAATGCGCGCCCATAGTGCCATGATCCTGCTCGCCGGTGCCAGCGATCCGACTGGGGTCTTCCTCCAGTACGGCGCGGTCGGCGCGGCGGTTGTGGTGCTCGGTGCATTCGCCTGGTCTACGATCAAGCGAGAGAGAGACAGGGCTGACCGGATGGAGCGGGAGCTCCAGGAGATGAACAACAGGGTCATCGACCGGTTGGCTGACGTTCTCAAGGAGGCTAAGGACGCGCTGGTAGCTGCGAACGACTACCTCCGCGATCTCGCCAGGAAGCGGTAGTGATGTGGCGACGCAGATGGAAGCAGACGCCACGGGGGAGCTTACCCCAGCCAGCGATCATCGAGCTGGACAGGTTGGCCGACGACGTACTGAAGACGGCCAAGGAGCTGAGAGAGGCAATCGACCGCCTCAGAGTGGAGGAGTTTGATGAGCGAGATGACACCGGAGAACCCTCAGCCGGGGGTACCGATGCACGACGCTCTGTTGGCGGCGGTGATTCAGCAAGTTCACGCGGCGAACGACAGCGCCCAGCACCTGACGGCGGCGGCCCTGGAGCTGAAGGAGAGCTATAAGTTCTCACGGCGTCTCAAGGCCATCTTGGCCATTGGTGCCGGCGTCATGGCGCTACTTCTGTTGCTCCTGACCGTCCAGGTCATCATCACCTTCGACAACCACAGCCTCGCGGCGAAGATCGACTCCTGCACAAACCCTGGTTCGAAGGACTCACCGCCGGGGAAGTGCTACGCGGACGGCTCGGCTCGCTCTCAGGCTGCTGTCGCAGCGATCGTGGCGCTCGACCTGAAGAACGCAGAGATGGTCGCGGTCTGCCAGAGTTCGCCGTCGGTTATCTCGGCGGCGACCGCGAACAACGACAAGGCCTATCTCGCCGCCCTGATCGGCTGTGTGGAGAAGCTGAAGCATTCCTGACCCCCTGGAGGGCCGAAGTGGGATACAAGAAGCCTGGATCGAAGGCGGACCTGGCCGAGAAGCGAGCTCGGGCCAGGGCTGAGGCGCCTGAGACCATCGGCCTGAGCATGAGCGAGAAGCAGATCCGTGCGCGGGCGAGGCGGAAGGCCACGAAGCATCAGCGGATTGCACAGAGTGAGCTGGAGACTCTGTACAAGCCGTTGGAAGAGTGGGACATGGAGGAGCTGGCTCGGGGTCGGCCAAGGGCGTCTGACGGCACGTTCAAGGGCCGGCCTCCTGCGTATATCTCGCGCGAGGTGCACGAGAAGGCCATGGAGCGATTCCGCGACATGGTGCGTGGTGAGATGCAGATCCACACAGTCAGCGCGCTGAAGCTGCTCGGCAACATCATCGACAACGATGAGGCCGACGACAGGGGCAAGCCGCTGGTGAATGCTTCCACGAAGCTCGAGGCGGTCAAGTTCCTTCTCGAGCACGTGGTCGGCAAGCCGAAGCAGCCGGTCGAGGCGGATATCTCGGTGAAGCTGCAGGGCATCCTGGGTGCTGCTCTGGTTACACCCGGGGATGCATCCGCTTTCGCCGCGTTTCAGCCGGCTTCTCCGTCGGCGGCTAGGGCGCTGGGGCGGTCCGAGGAGATCTTGGACGCTGAGGGGGAGGAGGACGAGGATGAAGAGTGATCCTCGTGACGGCCTACCCGCGACACCGAACGAGAAGAAGTGCGCGATCTGCCTGATCGCCCGGACCGAGCATGATACGAGGGTTCGGGCGGGGGAGCTGCATCACGCGTTCAGTGAGAACGGCGAATTGATCCACTCAACCCCTCGTAAACCTGAGGCTCGTCGCGTGACGGTCACTGCTGATCTGGCGTTGAGGGTCGCGCTGATCGAGGCGGGGGTGATTACCTATGAACAACTCGCTCGAGCAGAGGCGGCGCTCCGTGAGGTACCCGATCCTGGACGACAGGGATCTAGAGGAGATAGAGAGGATCGGCCGGCTGAGGGCGCCGAACGAGGCGGGCGGGCTGATGGTGCCCCGGAGTCATCCGGTGAGGGGTGCGACCGTTAGAGAACTGCCCAACAGGTCGCCCCGACCGTTGGACGGTACGCGGATTTTGCTCGATGATCTGCGGTATGAGCTCGGCGACTGGCTGGGCGAGACACCGCAGGAGGTCGTCGAGAAGCTGGTGGTGTGGCATACGCATCCGGGCGGGCTGATCGGGCCGTCGCAGGACGATCTTCGGCAGGCGGTACCCGACGTACCCTTTCTCGTGGTGACGCTGCTGCCTGACAGGGCGGTACCGACGTGGTATTCGAGGGTGAGTAGGGAGGTGCCAGATGGCGGTGACTGAAGTCACGATTACCGGTAAGTACGTTCGTCAGGATGGCACGACGCCGGCTACTGGCACTATCCAGTTTACCCTGAGCGACCCGCTACAGGAGCCGGACAGCGGCTTCATTCTGGCCCCGTTCACTCAGACGGCGACGCTGGATGGTACTGGCTCTTTCAGCATCACCCTGGCGGCCACCGATGACGTGGACTCGATGCCCGACGGGGTCAGCTACTCGGTTACGGAGCGAGTGGAGGGGGCGCACCGGCAGTTCAGTATCATCCTGCCCTACACCGATACTTCGGTGGACTGGACGACCGTAGTACCCGCTCTGGCGGCGGCCGCGGCGTATAACTACGCCCTGGTTCCATACGTTGACGAGGGCGATGCGGAGACACTCGCAACATCAACCGGGCGGGCAGTAGCTTTCGCCCTCGTCTTCGGAGGATGACATGGCCACACCGAACATGATGACGGCAACAACGATGACACCGACTGTGCTGGTGTCAACACAGGTGCACCCCACGGCGGAGACTGCGATCTACACCGTGGCGGCGAACAAGGCGGTCAAGATCGCTCATGGGGTGATCAGCAACGTGGGTGGGGCGGACGCTACCATCGGCTTGAGCATCGTGCCGAGCGGCGGTAGCCTCGACGCCACGCACAAGGTGATTCCGGACAGCTTCAGCTTGGCGGCCGGCGACTCGCTGAGCCTGAGCGACCTCCTCGGTGGGGCGATGCTTGGCGACGGCGACAAGATCGCGGTCAAGGCCGGCACGGCTGACGTGATCGACGTGGTGATCACCGGGGTCGTGATCGCATGAGCGTCACACTGAAGAAGAAGTTCACCCTGCTCCAGAAGCCGGTCATCGACACCGGTGGCGGAGGGGGTGGCGGAGGTGGTGTGGCATCGGTCGTCGCTGGCACCGGCATCGCGGTCGACGCGACTGACCCGGCCAATCCGGTAGTCAGTGCTACCGGCGGTGGTGGCGGTGGAGGTGGCCTTGATTGGCCCACGCTGGCTGACCACACCTACACGAGCGGCGAGCTGACTGCCTCGGACTCTTGGTACGGCACTGCGAGTGTCCACTTCGAGACGTGGACGGCTCCGTGCGATGCCTGGCTGATGGTGTTGCCGCCTACGCCACAGACGCCGCAGTACGCCGACCTCTACGTCTGGAAGGGTACGACGGCGAACACCGACTACCCGGACGGGACGTCGGCTTCTGGGGCTTTCAGTGGTCAGCAGGTGGTCGACGCAGGGTGGAACTCGAGCAGTGACACCGCAGTGGGCCACTTGTTCCAGGTGGAGGCCGGCCAGGACTACACGCTCGCGTGGGTTACCTGGGCCGACGCGACGGGCGAGACGATCACTCGGCAGGAGTGGGCCGACGCGCTGGCGATCCTGGACGGTCTGGGGTTCATTCCCGACTATCCC